ATATGCACAACCTTTCATTTGTCATTTTACTAACTTTTTAATTCAACCAACGGGTTTTATAATATGAAAAAAGAAGAAGTCGGCCGCCTTACAGAACAACGTGCACTTGACACACTGACTGAAAAAATTGAATCGTTCGAGATTGAAGGCAATGACAAAGAACAAATAACCCTTTACCTATACCCCCTCCAACTCGGACGACTCGCGATGATAAGTCGCCGACTAATAGACCTTGATCTGATTTTCGACGACGAACAGATGGAGGGTGCTGTTAAACGTATGTGGACCATATGCTCCGAAAAATCAAAAGAGGTGGCCGAAATAATCGCTATCGCCACACTTCGGACGCAACAAGAAATCGAAGATATGCTAAAAGAGCGGACAAAACTTATATACTGGTCCCCTACAATGGATACAACAGCTCTTACAAACATTTTGTCCACCATCGTATTTCAATCCTACTACGCGGATTTTATGAACGCTATTCGCTTGGTAAGAACGCTGCGGGTAATGATTTCCCCAACGACAACAGCGGAGCGGATAGCCACTACGGAGGGCGCAGTATCTGGGGACAAATAGATAATCTTATAAACCGCTATCATTGGACTCTTGAATATATTCTTTGGGGGATTTCATGGGCTAACGTACAGCTTATGATTTCCGACGCTCTAAAAACGGATTGTAAAAGTAAATCAACAACTAATATTCCCAACAATGAACAATCAAAAGTTCCCGATATAATTGACATGAACGATCCTAATGCAATGAACACACTTCTTCTGATGGCAGGAGGCAAACGATAACAAACGAAATAATTTATATGCTTGACAACATCCTAAAATCCGCGTCCGCACTCGGCGCCTGCGAACGACTGGACAAAGTGAAAAATTTTCACTCCCTGACCTCTCTGTTTTTTACGCCACAAGGACTTGAATTTTGCCATAAAAACAATTTCCCTCCGCTGGGAATATTTCAAGCTCACAAAAACGAAGTGAGTGATTGCAACATGTATGTGGATTGCGGATGCATAAGGCTCGACAAGCGAAAATACATTTGCTTAGTCGGCGATACGTCGGCTGAAATAGAAGCCTCGGGAGTAGATTTCGTCCACACTGTCATTCTTATGCATGGAGCCTCGGCCACAATCAACGCTTCGAATTATGCCGTAATAAAAGTCGTGAACATCAGCGGATCAAAGGTAGAAATCAATAAAGATAAAACCGTCATCGTATTATGAGTATAAACCTTACCGTAGTCATAGATAACGATGAAGCAATTCGCAAGTTCCGTGAACTTCAGAAAACGGCCAAAACCGTAACGTCCAGTGTCGTGACGGATGCCGACCGTATGGATATTGCAATGCGTCGCCTGGCTACCACTCTCGGACAAATCGGCGTCGGAGTGTCGCTTGCGGGGCTGGTGAAACAAATCGCGCGAACTCGTGGCGAGTTTCAACAGCTCGAAGTGGCCTTCACAACTCTGCTCCAAAGCAAGGAAAAGGCCGATGCGTTGATGTCACAAATGGTCGAACTGGCTGCCAAAACGCCGTTTGACCTGCAAGGCGTGTCCAGCGGTGCCCGCCAGCTTCTCGCATATGGATTCGCAGCAGAGGATATTACCGACACACTGACTCGGCTCGGTAATGTTGCGGCCGGTCTGGGACTGAACCTGCAAGACCTCACGTGGTTGTACGGCACGACGGCCGTACAGGGGCGTTTATACACGCGTGACGTAATGCAGTTCCAAAGCCGAGGCATCGACCTCGCGGGAGAGTTGGCAACGCAACTCGGCAAGACCCGCGCGGAAATCTCACAGATGGTCACGGAAGGCAAAATAGGCTTTCCAGAGGTGCAGAAGGCTATTGAAAGCATGACGAACGAGGGCGGGAAGTTCCACAACCTGATGCAGGAGCAATCCAAAACCATTACGGGCCTCATCTCCAATCTCGGCGATGCTCTCGACATGATGTTCAACGACCTCGGCAAATCGCAGGAAGGCGTCATCACGGGTGTGCTCAAGGGTACGATTTCACTTGTCGAGAATTACCAAAAGGTATTGGATATTCTAATTCCGTTGGTATCGGCATACGGTGCCTACAAAGCAACATTGATCTTGACCGCAGCGGCACAAAAAATAGTTGTAACCGCAGCAAATATCAAAGCATTTTTTGATTTGGCGAAAGGTATAACCGCCGCAAAGGATGCACAGTTGTTATTTAATACGGCGTTTAATGCTAATCCGCTCGGGTTGGCTTTGAGTGTCCTTACCGCTATTGGGATCGCCGTATGGAAATATTCAGACGGGATATATAGCGCGGCAAAATCCCAAAAGCAGCTGAATGACAGTATAGCCGAAGCGGCAAGTTCTGCGGCAGTAGAACAATCGGAGTTAGGCAGGCTTAAAGGGAAATTACAAGCGGCAAAGGAGGGAACGGAAGAATATAACAAAATTCGTAACGAAATAATAGAAAAATTCGGTAAATATGACGCCGGACTAAAAGCCGAAACACTTACGGTTGAAACTCTCGCTCAAAAATATAACAGTCTTACTGATGCAATATTGCAATCTTATAACGCTCGTCAATACGAAAAATTCTCACGGGAGCAGACTGATTTGTTCGAGCAAACGGCAACCAAAAGCTATGACAAAATTTTCAACAAACTTATAAAAAAATACGGCGATGAATTGGGTACGCAGTATGGCGTTGAATTACAAAAAGCCATAAGCGACGGTTCGATAAAAGTTCTTCAAAATTCGGCGGGGATATTACGTATAAGTGGATTGAAAGATTTTGAAGCAACAATAGGCGGAGCATTGGGGCTAACAACCCAATTTGAAGTATATACGGGACGTGTCGCAAAACTTATAGCGAATATAGTTGAAGCACAAGAGGTACTGCGTGAAACAGATGATTTGGCCCGCAAACGATTCGGTATTACAGCTCCAACACCCCAAAGTTCTACAAATACCGAAACACCAGAACAGCCCCAAGAAGTACGCAACAAATCCTATTGGGAAGGACAGAAGAAGGAGGCGGAGGCAGCTCTCGAAGCGATGGACGTTTCATTGAAAGGGACAGCGAAATGGAATGAGCTGATCGCCAAAATCGCCGAATACGATTCGAAAATTAAACAATACAGCGTTTCGGGCAAAACGGTGACGGATGCCGCCAAAGCCCAGAAAAAGCTATCCGATCTTATTCTCGCCAATGATAAAGCCCTTCAGCAATCGCGCATCGATATTTTGAAAGATGGCAAGCAGAAAGAGCTGGCCGAAATAGACTTGCGCACAAAAGAGGAAATGAACAAACTCGAGCAGGATAAATCGAAACTTAAAGCCGCGCAGGGTGGAATCATAACTGCAGATCAAACAAAATATTTTCAGGAAAGGCAATCGAATATTCAGCAAAAAAATGCCGATGACCGAGCTGCCATAGAACTGAAATACGCCCAAGAGCTTGACAAGATATACAAGCAGATCACCGATGACACGCTCTCGGAAGAAGATCGCCGCATCAAAGGCATAAAAGACAAATACGAGGAGTTCCGCAAGTGGGTAGAAGATGCTCTGAAGGCTGGAAATATCACCAAAGAGCAAGCGACCGATTTGGGTATCAAGATCGACCAAGCGGAAATTGCGGCCAGCCTAAATACCATTGTCGAGAAATACGGTACGATGGAGGATAAGATTGCCAAGATACGCGAGAAACACGCCAAAGACAGGGAAACAGCAACAAAGAACGGCCGCTCCGACCTTATTCCTCAAATCGACAAACATGAAACAGAGGAAATCGGACAAATCAAGGTGGACGAACTGATGAAAACCGATGACTGGATTAATCTGTTCCAAAACCTCGACGCCTTGTCGAGCCGTGAGATATTGCGTATTATTGACAACATAAACAGACTGCTCCAAGATGCCGACCTCGACCCTATCAATCTGAAAACAGTAACCGATCAACTTGACCAAGCAGCAGATATAGCCACTCGGAAGAATCCATTCGCAAGTATTTCGGCAAACTTCAAGGCTTATAAAAAGGCACTTGCAGATGGGGATGATCTTCGAGCTGTAAAGCTACGTGAAGATGCCTGGCAAGCAGTAGCGGAGGCAATTGACATCGTTGCTGCATCGATAAGCGGTGTGTCTTCTATTGCGTCAGCATTGGGAGCAGATGAAGACACGACGGCCTCCATTAACAACATTGCAGGTGCTGTAGGCGGAGCAGCACAAGCTGTGAGTGGATTCGCATCTGGAAATATTGTTCAAGGCATTCAAGGAACTGTGTCGGCTATCACCAGCCTGATAAACCTTTTCAGCGGAGATCGACGAAAAGAACGTAACATTCAGCGCTTACAAGATCAAATTGATGCTCTCGAAAAATCATATGATGAACTCGGGGGGGCCGTTGAAGAGGCATACTCTACAGATGCTTCTGAACTTATCGAACAACAAAATGAATTACTCGAACAGCAAAAAATATTGATACAAAATCAAATAGCAGAAGAGCGTAGTAAAAAAGACACGGATGAAGAACGAATCAAAGAATGGGAAAATCAAATTGATGAGATAAATAAACAAATAGAAGAAAATAAGGAAAAGGCCTTAGATGCAATTTTTGGCGAAGATCTAAAATCTGCAATTGATAATTTCGCAACAGCTTACGCCGATGCATGGGCAAACGGGGAAGATCGGGCAAGAACCGCACGAGATGTGGTTCGGAATATGATGCGTCAAATGGTAATAGAAAGTATTAAATCTGCCATACAATCTTCCGAAGCCATGAAGAAAATTCGCGAGAAATTGCAAGAGTTCTGGTTAGATGGGGTATTTTCAGCCGAGGAACAAGAGGAGGCCTATAAAATGGCTGATGACTTACAAAAATATTTAGATGATAAATATGGATGGGCAGGTTCTCTGCTATCCGACAATCAGGCATCTACCCAGAATGCTACTTCACGCGGTTTTCAGGCAATGTCCCAAGACACAAGCGACGAACTCAACGGTCGCTTTACTGACATGCAAGGTAAAATGAACATCCTTGTCAATGGTATGGAGCTGCTTCGATCGATCAATATGGATACGCGTAATGTGACTTTCGACATCCGAGATATTATGATTCAATTGAATGGTAATGTCGCAGATATTCGAACATACACCCGCATATTGCCTGCAATGGGCGAAACTCTTGTTGCAATAAATCGAAAACTTGATAACCTATAAAACATGCCAACAACAGAAGTAACTATAAATAACAAACCGTTATCTACAATGGGAGTTGCCATGCTTTCAGGAGCATATGCAGCCCTCCTTACACCTCCATCTCTCAAAGAATTTGTCGAAAATGACGATCCAACACAAAACGGAATAGATATTATTGTTCCGGATTCACCGGTTGTAAATGAACGTGACGTAACATTGACATTTTTGATCAAAGGAACATCACAAGAGGCATTTTTATCTAACTATGCTGCTTTTGTTGCAGAATTACACAAAGGAACCGTAACACTATATGTCCCGGATTTAGGCAATACGTATAATCTTTTATATAGCAACAGCACTCAATTTGAAAATTATCGATTGAATGCCTGTAAATTAGCAGTGAAATTCCGAGAACCCAACCCCGCAGATCGGGCGGCACGCGAATAGGAAAGGCCGGGAATCTATCCCAGCCTTTTACTCGCTTCTGCTATTCATCGTAAAATGATGCGTTAGCCCCTCCCCATCCTTATCAAATCAATTGCAGTTCTTCTCCAATCTTACGAATTTCGCTCTTTATCATTTCCATACGTTAGGACAATAAACGTGTATTCGGCTACGTTTTCATAGTGCAACTAAAAAGTTGGCAAAAAATTTGCACCTCGAAAAAACGTGTATTATATTTGCATCATATAATGAAATATAGACGTACGGGTCTATCCGTAACCACGAATATCGAACATAAAGGATACAATAATACCGTCATAATATTACATGGCGGTCTTTTTATTTATTGACAATATAAAAAACTTACGTTTATGAAAAAATTTCATTCGGCTCTTTTTGACTTTTGTTGGTTCCCTAATTATGACGCATCTATTGAATATCTTGCGAATAATATAGCAGATCCGGAACCATGGGATTTCTCAGATGCTACGCAAGCCAAATATTCCATTTTGAAAAGTTATATCGAACATACTTTCCGCAAAATTAAATCTGAAAATAAAATATCCTTTTCTTTTGATAACAATTTTGCATGTTTCAATACTGGACTTGTAACTGCAAATTTGGAAAGCATATTTGCTCTTGCTGAACGCAACAATAGGCCAGATGTAGCCGAGAAAGGTTTATCGCCTTATGTTTTCAAGGCATTTGTCAGGGAAAGCGATATTCAGCTAATTAGCAAATTCGGCGATAATATTCCGGACATTGCTGATTTTTTCCAGAAACCCGAGGATTTGATTTTCAATCCTCAATGCAGGGTAGTCCCTCAAATCGACTATATCATTGCGGACAACATGGACAGATTTCCTGCACACATGCAAGGGCTGAGTTCAGACGAAATGCGCAGAAGACTCGTTGGCGCGATTAATGAAGCCCAAAAAAAAGCAAGGTCAAATTACAAAATAGCTGTCCCCCAGTATTACGAAGGGAAAATACAACTTCTGTTGCCCTTATGCCTTACCCCTGGATCACCCAATCCGGATTTAGCTTTAGCCACGCATAAAATAGGGAATAATACCTATACAGCGCGCACATGCTTAACATTGAAGATGGCATATAACAACGCTCGTCTAATCGTTAAGCCGCAAAGTTCATGGCTTAAACCTTAAAATACGGATGGAAGCAACCCCCTCTTGCCCCGGTCAAAAGACCGGGGCGTTTTTCTGTATTTTTTCTTAAAATTACTTGCATAATGTGCCGAAACCCCACACTTTTGTATCGACCCTGTGATGGCACAGGATACATATATCGACGAAATGACAATATACAACCCTTCCGGTAAAGCGATATACGATGCGCCCGTAACAACGAGTGCCATTATCAAATACGCACTTATGGGGGATTATTACATCGAACTCCCCTTTAGTTTGCTTACCCCGCTGGATTTCCCCCTCGGATCATACATCACCTACAAAGGCCGCAAATTCGAAATCATGTCGGAGGTTTATCCGGATTTCGACAACAAAACCGGCGGCTACAAATACACGCTTCAGTTCCAGGCGCAGCAAAACCACATGAAAAATTTCATCTGCTTCTGGCTGGGAGGCGATAATCCTGAAGCTGTATTCCACAACACGACAGACTTGGCATCCTTCGGGGCGCTCATCGTCGCCAACATGAACAAGGCACTGGGAGGAAACAACTGGCAGATGGGAAGTGTAAATGTCGAACATCCGGAAACCAACAAGCTCGTATCGTTCAATGGCGATACCTGTTGGGATGCCTTATCATCCATTGCCGAGACTTTCGATGTCGAATGGTGGACCGAGGAGAACGGCAGTATCGTAACCCTGCATTTCGGAAAACTGAACTTCGGAACGCCGGAAACATTCAAACGCGGAGAAGTCGTCAAAAGCATCCCGGCCAAGAAAGGGGACGATTCCGAATACGGGACCCGTTTCTATGTATTCGGCTCCACGCGCAACCTGACGAAAGAATACGGACAATCCGAACAGGGCGGCGTAACGAACCACGTTTCCGAAGTCCGGTTACGGCTTCCGGATGGGCAGCAATACATAGACGCACGTCCCGGACTTACAAAAAACGAAATCAAGGAAGTCGTAGTGTTTTTCGACGACATCTACCCGAAGAACACGGAAACCGTCACTTCGGTAGAAACTATCGATCGGACAATCATTGAAGGGCAGACCGACAAGGCATACGTCATGGTATGCAACGACACGCCATTTCTACCTTCAGACGTAATCGAAGGAGAAACGCTGGGGGCACATTTTACGAGCGGCGATTTGATCGGCTGGGATTTCGAACTCGCCCTTATCGACGACAATGGCGACAATATCGACCCCGCGACCTGGAAACCCGAAGACGGATTCAACAAGAAATTTGAAATCATCGCCCAAGTCGAAACGTCCGGCGAAAGTCAGCAGATTATACCGAATGAAAACATGCGTCCTCGTGGAAAAGATGATGACCGAGGGCCTGACACTTTCGTACTCACAGGCGTCAAACTCCCCCAGCAACGCATAGACGAAGCAGAACAAGAACTTCTTAATGCCGGCACTTCCTATGCTGCCAAACATAGCAGCGACACGACAGTCTATGACTGTGAAACGAATCCCGTGTATTGTACACACAACGAAAAAAACTACGAAGCAGGACAGGCTGTACGATTAATGGGTCCTCAATTCGGTATAGACGGTCGTCTTTCCCGGATTCAAGGTTATGAAAAAAAACTATACAACGAGTACATCGCAACCTATACGGTAGGCGACAATACACCTTATTCCCGCCTGGGCAGTATTGAATCGGACGTGAAAGCATCGCTCTATTCCCAACGTATAGGCATTGCGGAGAATGGAGCGGCTATATATCTAATCACCCGATACGATAATACTTTTCCGACCGATACAAATGCTTATTCTGCACGAAGGGCAATATGGGAGTTTGCCAACAAGCAGGCACCCGATACGTTCAAGGGTAGAATGACTTTCAACGCAGGGGCACAATTTGGACCATCATATGCCTCCGGTATTACCGGAGTGGGCGGGTTTATAAATGAAAAAGGCGCCGGCGAGCTGGAGAGCCTCTTCATCCGCCGTTTTCTGGAGGTTCCGGAGCTTCGGTACAACCGCGTGGGCATCAGCGTCGGGGACGACTGGAGCGCTCCGGGCGCCGGGGTGATCGAGAGCGTGGACAAGGATCAGAAGCTCGTAACGCTCAAACTCGAAGAGGGCGAGATCGGCGCCGTAGCTGTCGGGGATATCTGCATGGGTATCTTCCACGACTTCGACCCGTCGAACAATGCGACGGCAGATTCCGACGACGGCCGAGGCAACCGCACTTTCGCAGGCTTCGCCACGGTCTATTTCCGTATTACGGAAGTCCTGGGCGACCGCAACGAGCGGTTCCGCTACGAGCTGCGCCCCCTGTCGGCCACCTTTACCAAACAGCTCGACCCGATGGAATCGATGACCTTCGTGGCCTACGGCTCGTTCACGAATCCCGCCCGGCGGAGCTCGCGCTACTCGACGCGCACCTACCAGCGCTATCTTCGCAATGTCAGCGACTGGGAGTTCACGGCCGAAAATATCGCCGCGCAGTTCGGCGACCTTACGAACCTCTCCGTCTTCGGGATCCAGATGTCGGGCTATTCGGCCTATCTGGATAATATCTACCTGCAAGGTATGGTCAGCAGCCTGGACAAGAAGGTATTGCTGGACACCCGGAGCAAGCTGTTCCGAATGGTCGGAGACAACGGCGTCGGCGTGGCATTCACCCCGGAGGCAGGCTGGAAGCAAGGCAAGCTCTACGACCCCGCAACAGGACAGTTCCAGAAGGAGTTCGACATCGAACAGATCGATCAGACGGCCCGGGAAGCCGCACAAGCCGCTGCCACAGCACAACAGGATGCCAATGCCGCGGCTGCGGACGTCTCCTCTCTGAAGAACTTCACCGACGAAGCCTTCGCCGACGGGGTTATCTCGCGGGCCGAAGCATCATCCATCGAGAAATATACGAACAGCGTCGAAGAGACGCAGAGATCCGCCGACGCCTCCTATACGACCGTTTACAACAATTCGCTGCTTTCGGGCACGGCGAAATCGAACCTGCAAGCCGCCAAGAGTACCTTCGACACCGCTGTGGCCGATCTGCTATCTGCGATTCGAACCGCCTCAGACGACGGCATCGCCACACCGGAGGAGAAGGCCGGCGTAGATTCGCAGTACGCCCTGTTCAACGATGCTTACAGCGCCTTCTGTACCCGGCTGGAGGAGGCGAACGAGTATATCCAGACGGCGATCAACACCGCAGCGCAGGGAGCCTACCAACTCTCGCAGGAGTTACAGGGGGTCGTGAACAACATCAATGAGACGATCATTCCCGACTTGCAGGACCAGATCGACAAGTCGATCATCTCCTGGGGCGGCGAGGAGGTCCCGACGCTCGACAACTACCCCGCCAGCGAGTGGACCACGGACACCGAGCGCAAGCGACATATCAACGACGGCTACGACCGGAAGATCACCACCGATGGTGCAGTGTCCTACGAAAGCTACAAATTCGTCTTCGAGAACGGCGTCTATCAGTGGAACCGTATTGCGGACAGCGGCAGCGCTACGGCTATAGCCGAAGCCCGCAAAGCCCTCGGGCTGGCCGGGACCAAAGCCCGCGTGTTCTACGGCTCGGCCACCCCGTCCGTACCCTATGAGGTGAACGACGTGTGGTTCCGCACCTCGGGATCGGGAAGTTCGCTCACCACGACCCTCTACATCTCCAATGCCGACAAAGGAGACGGCGAAACCGCCTCTGCGGACGACTGGCAGCTGGTCGATGACAGCCAGGTGCGCCTGCGGCAGATGTCCTCCGACCAGGTGATCTCCCGCGAGGAGAAAGCCGTGCTGCGCAACACCCTCGCGCAGATGCAGAAAGAGTTCGCCGCCTACCAGTCCGACGCCGATACCTACGGCATCTCCATTACGGCCCTTTCGACGGCCTACAACTCGCTGGTGAATTTCCTCACCGGCACCGTAGCCGTGAACAACGACACGGACACGACGCTCACCCAGAGCCAGCGCACGGATTACAACACCCGTTTCGCAGCCTACACCTCCGAGGTCGCCCGCTTTTCAAACCTCATTGCGGACGCCATATCGCAAGGCAAGGTGGACGGCTTGCAGTTCGGGGCCCGCAACTATATCGCCAAAGTGTATATTTCCGACTGGAACAACAATTCGCAGGGAAAAACGGACATCGTACTCACGGGCAGCGATACCGACGGCAGCTACCAGAGCGTGAACTACCGGGCCGTGCAGGAGATCATCTCCTCCGGAGACTCTACCCGTGCCGACATCTTCCGAGGCAGGATAAAGTTTCAGGAGAATATGCAGTACAGTTTCAAAGTGCGGTGGAAACTGTTGTATGAAATGTCCTCGACCGTTCGGGGAATGTACTTCGTGTTCATCTATACGGACGGCACGATGGAGTTCGTACCCATTTACGGGAATCAGACGAGTCTTGTCGAAACTGTCTATTCCACAAAGGAGGGAAAGACGTTGGACCGCATCTCGGCTTCGTACAGTCAGTTCGATGCCGGAGGCAAAACGAATCGTGTCCTGATCTATGACATTCAGCTCACGGAAGGCAACAAGGCGCCCACGGGATACATCACGGCCGAGGAGGATGTACAGGCGCAAATCGAGCAGGTGAAGCTCGATGTGGACTACATCGCCTCGGATTCGAGTCTGACACCCTCCGATAAACAACAGGTGGCCAACGAATGGGTACGCATACAGAACGAATATTGGAGTATCATTGCAAATGCCGCAAAGTATGACGTACCCGCGGATACCTTTACGACATATTTCCAACGGCTCGAAGATTACCTTGCGCCCCTGCTGGCCGATATGAGTACGACATCCGAGATAACCGGCACAGAGTTCAGAGACGTATTTGCCGATTATTATCAATTGAGCGGCAACATGTCGGACTTGATCGACGACGCGATAGACGAATCCATCAAATCGACAGAGTACCTCAAGAAGGCTATGGAAGACGGAAGTACCGAGGTGAAAGGCGGTCTGATAATGACCAATGTGATGTTGCTGAAAAATGCTGAAGGCGACGTGACGGCCGGCGTGAGCGGCTTGCAGGAAGACGATGTGCCCTTCTGGTCGGGAGCCGACTACACAAACCGGAAAAAAGCCGTGTTCAGAGTACACGCCGACGGGGAAGTACACGCAACCAAAGGAACCGTCGGAATCCTGCAGGTCAAAAACGATTCCGTAGAGGTGAGCGATGCGGCCGCAAGCGGAAACAAGATCATACTCACTACTAACAACATAAACAGCGTAAGCCAGGTTTTGGGCTCTTCCAAAGTCCCGTCGAGCCAAACGACGGAAAGTATAGCGGTCATAACCTCTCAAACGAAGCCTTTCGCCTCGGATTCCAGAAACTCAAGTCAATTCAAATGCGGAGCGGAGGTGCAGATGTCGGCACAAGTCAAGGGGACGATCCGGGGCGGAGGAAGCGTGAAGATCGAAATTATTAACCGGACAGCCGATACTACCGACACGATATTCCGGCAATCTTCCGCATATGACGACACGGGATCGATACAGATCAACAAGAACATTAGGTATCGTTTTACGACCCCGGCAGACTACTACATAAAAGTAACAGTGGAAGCATCCTATCCCGGAGGACTCGGAAACGCGGCATCCGCAGCTGTCGAGGCTATTACTTTTTCTTTCGTGACCGATGTCCGCAAGAACCTGATCGCTCCCAACGGAGTAGCCGTCGTGAAAGGATCCAGCAACTATGCGATCTTCACCGGAGATATTTTCGAGGTCAGGATCGGAAATGGAGGGTTACGCATCCAAAACGGGAAAGTCTATAAGACCAACAGCGGAACAGGTGGCTGGACCGAGATATAATAATTATGGACAAAATATTTAATAAAACGAAAAAGGTGTTGGAAGGTATTGCTACAAAGCTGTCCGAAGCGCTTATGACCGTGCAAGGATGGCTTATAGGACTATTGATCGTCATCGTGAATTTCTTCGCCGGGTACCAGCTCGTACTTTATGGGGTGCTTATTGCCGTAGCCTTCGACGCTTTGTTTGGAATATGCGTTGCTCGAAAGCGCGGAGAATTTATCCTGTCAGAACTCCTGCGGGCTACGATATTCAAGCTGGCAGTTTACTTCAATCTGATCGTAGTATTCGTTTTCATCGATAAATTCGTTACGACAGGAGGTATCGAAACGAAGATTACGACCGTGATCCTGGGTTCTGCCATTTGCCTGGCAGAAGCATGGTCGAGCTGTGGCAACGCTTTAATCATCAATCCGAACTTTCCATTCTTACGTCTGTTTCGAAAAGCATTGACCGGAGAAATAGCCCGCAAACTCAATGTAAATCCTGAAGATGTAGAAAACATATTAAACAGCACAAAAAAATGACCAGAGGACTTCGTAACAACAATCCCGGGAATATCCGCAAGGATGGAACCCATTGGAAGGGAGAGGTGGAACCTTCCCGCGACGCTGCATTCAAGCAGTTCGAATCTATGGCGTGGGGATACCGCGCGATGTTCAAATGCCTGAACACTTACAGCCGAAAATACGGGCTCGACACCATTCGGAAGATGATTTCACGCTGGGCACCCCCGAGCGAGAACGACACGGATGCATATATCCGTACGGTATCCGAATTGTCCGGCGTCCCGGAAAACGGATGGATCACGGCAACCAACCGCGATGTGATGATCCCGATAGTCGCAGCTATGTCGCGCGTAGAAAATGGCGTTGATGCCTGCATGACGGACGTGATGGCCGGCTGGGATCTGTTCATCAACGGTTGATAGCTCGTACTCATTATGGTACTGCGGAAAATAATCCTGATTCTCCTTCTGACCGGCTTGTTCTTTGTCGGATGGTGGCTCGGCAGGCGATCCGTCGATGTCCGTATCATCGAGCATACTCGAATCGATACGGCCTACTTCGAAAGACCGCAACCGCATAAAATACTGTCCTCGGCTATTTCGGTAGAGGTGCCGAAATGGTTGTTCGCCCCAGCGGATACCACCTTTACCACCGTAACAATAAATCCCAACCGGGACAGTGTGCCGGTACAGCTGCCATTCGAACGCCGGGAATATCGCGACAGCAGCTACTTCGCCATAGTGAGCGGAATAGCCCTGGGCGACTGCCACCCTACCCTTGAACACATCGAAACATACGGACGTACTATCACGCAGCAGAAAATAATCCGAACGCCCTACCGATGGCAACTCGGGCCTGCCGCAGGCGTCTATTACGTTAATCGCACGGGTGGCGTATGGATCGGAGGGCAACTTCACAGAAACATCGGAAGGTTCAATATCACGGCATCCCTCGGCTGGGCCCCACGCGATAACGGCCCCTATGTTCAAGGAAGCATAAGTATGGATTTATGGCGGAAATAACTTTTTAACGAATTATAATTATGGAAACAATTAAAAAAATCGGACTGCTTTTCCTTGCCTTCTTCTCATTCGTTTGTATTGTGGGTGGGATAGGAACACTCTACTATTGCCAGGTCGAAAGCAGCAACTTGTTCGCAACCGGGTTGATTCCCGTCGGGGCAATCTACTTCTACCTGCTTTGGCCGACATTGAAAAAGTATCTGTTCTAACAGCTTTCGCCCGTCAGGGGTGGGCGTAAAAAAAGCCCCTGCCTTTATTAGCGTCTCTCTTACCTTCCGCTAATAATAAAGGTGCCAACACACCACGACAGGGGCTGTAAAGCCTTTGCAAGTGTGTTGGCACTTATTTTTATTTGGTAAGAGAGTGAACAAAGGTAAGAGAAATATCCTATATGTGCAAATCTGAACTTTACCGACAAATTCTCGGCACGGTATCGCAAGAAACGGAGATTTCGGAAGAGCGAATACTATCCAAAGCCAAAAACGCCGAGATCGTGGATGCCAGGTATTTACTGGTCTATTTCCTCTGGAGGCAGGGATTTCACGCCCCGGTCATATCCTCGCTGATGAACTTCTCACGACGGCCCATAGAGAAGATGATTTCCCAATTCGATCTTCGTCGCAAACAAAGCGGTAAAATGTTCGAAATGCTCCTCGTCCGTATTGCGTCCAAACTCCGTCCCACCTGCGACTGATACGATTGATTCTCCCATCATTCATGTCGATTTTTGCATTGTGAGCTCAACGGCAGCGTCCGCCGAACGGACGCAACAATGTAAAAGTCTAAAACAATGAACGAAAAAACTTTAGTGTTCGACAACGGTGGCGCAATGGACGGCAACCTCGTGGCCGCGTTGATGAACGGAAACAACCGCAATAACGGCTACGGCAATGGCTACGGCTGGGAGTGGATGTGGATGATCCTGCTCTGGGCTCTCTGGGGCGGCAACGGATGGGGTGGCTTCGGCGGTCGCGGAAACGGACTCTCGAATCTTCCCGCCGAGCTGAACGGCGACGCAGGGCGTCAGCTGCTGATGAATGCCATTCAGGGAAACGGCACCGCCATCAACCAGCTCGCATCTTCGCTCAACTGTTCCGTACAGCAGATTCAGACCGCTCTGTGCAACATCCAGGCACAGTCGGGCCTCTCGGCGCAGCAGATCATCAATGCCGTGCAGTCCGGCAACGCACAGGTGCTTTCGCAGATGGCCTCCTGCTGCTGCGATGTCCGCACCGCCATCGAGCGCCAGGGCTACGAAAGCCAGCTCGCAACGCTCAATCAGACCAACACCCTGACGAGCAACGCCAACACGCAGTTCAATGCCCTCGGCTCGAAGATCGATGCCCAGACGCAGGTCATCAACGACCGTTTCTGTGCCCTCGAGATGCGTGAGATGCAGAACAAACTCGACGCCGAGCGTGCCAAGAGCGCGGCATTGGCCGGGCAGCTCTCCCAAGAACATCAGACGGCGACGATCATGCAGTCGCAGGCCCAGGCCGTAGCGCCCATCAACGCTGCGATCGGCGATCTGAGCAACCGGCTGGCAAAGATCGAGTGCGGCCTGCCGCCTACGACCGTGGTTCCCAATCCGCAGGTGTACGCGATGCCCGCCTGCGTAGCCGCCCAATACGGGCTGGGCTTCGGTGCCGCGTTCGGACTCGGCGGCAACGGCGGATTCTGGGGTTAATACGGAAAGGAGGTATGCTATGGCAGTATTCCCATTTCAGTATGTCAATCGCAGAGGTATCCCGGTCATCAAAACTACGGGTGTGACGGTCAATGCCGCCGATGTCGTGTTCTCATTCCAAAACCACGCCTTTGCCAATTCCTGGTACAGGGGGATAGTCCTGGTCGAGCTGTCGCAGGCAATACCCGCAGGCACGACAGGCACGCTTCCCGTGTTGTTCGAAACCAACGGCGTGACCAAGAATGTGACCACGTACAACGGAGCCAATGTCACCGTGTCCGATATTCCGGGGACGGGTGTATTCCAGCTCTTCTACGACAAACAGACCGACACCCTGCAACTGATGACAGGGGCCGTTTAACCAATAATAAACCGAAGGCTTCAGGAGGGGAAACCGCCCCTCCGGAGCTTTCAAAAAACAATTAACCGAAGATGTTTGCGAATTTAACCAAAGGCGCTCCGGTATATGTACTCGATATGCGCGGAACTCCCAAATACTACATGGCGACGCTTGAAGAGGCGCCACAGCCCTATTTCCCCGCTCCCGGGAACTTTCCCCCGGCGCAGCCTTCCGTCAGCTTCCCGGTAGGGGACCAGAAATGGGTCGTCCCGGTAAATGCCGATATGGTGACAAAGGACGGACTCACGGTCACGACATCCCGCGAACGGCTCATAGACGCCATCAATGCGGCAAAGCAGCAGAGCCAGTCCGTTGTGGATTCCTACGAAAAACACAAGGCCAATCTGGAAGTTTTCGATCAGATCATGCGCGAAGTGAATCCCGCGTACGCGGGTCAGGCGCAACGCGACAAGGAGCTCCAGGAGCTGCGGGCAGAGGTGGGACAACTTCGTCAGATGCAAACGGAGTTCGCCTCCATGAAGTCATCGCTGGACGCCTTTCTTAAATCGCAAATGTCTGCTAAAACAAGCAAATCATGAGAATGTGGGAAATCGAAGGCCGGTACCGCGGTGACGGGTACGGCGAGCGTGAAGAAATCGAACGCAAGATGCGCGAAGCCTACGAGTGTGGCTACGAGGATGCCAAACGCGAAATGCGCGACGGCTACGGGGAGCGTCACACGGGAGGCTACATGCCCGACGGCTACGGTGAGCGTGGCGGAGAATACGGCAGCGACGGATATGGCGAACGAAGAGGTGTCCGGGGAACCGGACCCTACTCCAGATTCCGCCGGTAAAACGAATCCGGAGAGGGGAGAAATCCCCTCTCTTTAACAGCGAAACCTATGGACAGAGAAAGATTGGACGCAAGGGACTCCATGCCGGCAGATATTCGCGCATACCTCGAAAAAAACGGATGGTCCTTTTCGAAGAAAATGTGTGAATTTGCCGTCAGCCGCATGAAGGACCGCGACGGGAAGAAAATAGAACCCATCACCAAAGAGCAGATCGACAAATTGCTCAAGACGAACGGTATCGAGCTCAAGCACGACAACGGCTACGACTGTGTATATGTCGCGAATATGGCCCGGGCCGATTACTGGGGATCATCCATTGCCGATGAACAACACCTGGCCCTGTTCGTCAAGGATTTCATCGACGATGAAGACGCCTATCCCGGGCTGCCCTTCACACGATATTTCGCCGATCTGATAGGGTCGGGAACAAATGTTCCGTGGGAAGATGTCCTGTAACAGAATCAAATCCAGAACGCGGCTCGAAAGACCGTATGTGAGGATTCAAAAAGTGTATTCAACGACATGAAGCTGCGGGATCTGAGGATAGAGAACTATGATTGGCATGTGCGGTTTTACTTCGCCGTACATGGCTATCACACGCGCTCTATCCTTTTTTCTTTGGAACAGATAGAGTGTCCCAGGCCAATTATGGAGCGAGTACGGGAAAATTTGGAAAAGGCCGATATGGATTCGGGATTCACCTATTCCAACAAGACCCGGCGAAGGTCTGTCGTAGTCGTAGGATTGGCGTCATCCCAGGCACAATTCCTGAACTCTTTCGAGCATGAACTGCGGCACCTGTGCGACGACATCGCCGTAGCATCCGCAATGCCGATGCAAGGCGAAGAAGTAGCCTATCTGACAGGACAGATAAATACAATGCTTTGGAAAGATATTCACCAATTTATTTGTTGCAAAGGTAAATGCGACGGTTATGGACGAACAAACTAAATATCTGATGTCATTGTTGGAGATCAGCGAATGCTGCTACCCTATTTATGTAGCCGTAATCTGCGAATTGATAGAATCGATATAATAGCTGGATAAGATCGGCTTTTATATCTTCGTCAATGTCCCGACAACGTGCGAAAGTCGCACTTCCTTCGTGTGCCCCGAAAGATACGTTATAAAGTAGCTTCACGTCCGGCTCCCGCCCAATAGAGTTCAATGCTTGAAACGACATTAACAGAATGAATCAAAAGAACACTTTTATCGTCTAATTGCAATTATGCAATAGGATGAACGGATGTAATTCTACATCATATATTCCGAATTGCACGGTTATTATCCTCTCCCTTTCCGCAAATTCATCAAAATAAAGGCAGCTCCTGCTGCCATCCGTCAATGTGTTCTCTAATATTCCTTTTGAATTTCCGCCATAAAAACGGCAAGGATTTGTGTGCCTTGAATCGACAGACGAAATCATGGCGATAACTCACGCCCATCCTTGCTTCCCGGCAGATAATCATTTCGAGCAATCGATTCCGTGAATAACTGATGTATATTTCGGAATCGTCACGTGCCCCGCCTCTGCGTTCGTTTTTCCTATATCGTCCCATTTGCAAATTCCGAATAAATCATTATATTTGTATCGGTGTGAGGGGTGATTCTTCGGAATTGCCTCTTTTTTATTCATCTTCGAAGGCGTCCGGTACTTCTCCGGAATGTTCCCGACAAAAACCGATTGGCCGGATCTCTGGGCCGCTGCAATCTTCGAAAACAATAATTGCCATGTTTCCGTCCGATCTGCATCCAATCAATTCACAACTATTCGGAATGTCGATTCTCACCTCAAATCTCCGATTCATAGCTACCTGCTTTTTGAGTATATCGCCGACCGCAACTCTCCAAAACGCGGATTAAGTGCCTCCGGTGTTCTGGTGTATCCTTATCCGGAGCAACATAAAACGTTACCCCCGCAATTCGAATTATTCTCGTACATTTATTTTCTATTGCCAGAAGTTTAGCACGATCTACTGTACCGTTTTTAGATGTATCTACTGCCATATGAATAAAAAAGGGAGCGATTTTGCCTCTCCCGGTTAAAACTTCTCTTTCCTTATTTGTTCTTCCAGCTCTCTTTCCGCCTTGCGTATGTCCCTCTGCAACTCCTCCAGCCGGGTGATCTGTTCTTCACTCATGCGTGGACACCCCGAGAGCCAGCTGCTGTAATTGGGCGTACTAATTTTGCCGCAGGCGATACTCCCCACCCGCAGACAGTAATCGTAATACTTTACAAACTCATCTTCCGGAGCGTCCCGGTCTATGTCGGTGATGATGTCATCCATCCCAACTATATAGTCCGCGCATTCGGTGATCCCGCCGACATCGCCGCCGACCCAGCTCCGCGTAGCATCCTCATAATCATAGCCGTGTTTCTCGCAAAAAGCCTGCAAATAGGCGTTGCAGGCTTTTTCGTAGTCTGATTTGAGTTTCGTGTTCATAGATATTCTTGGTTAGTTACTTGGTTAGTCAAAATGCACAGAGCATCTTACTCATTTTCGTGAATCGGCCGCCAGCCGATAATCTTATGACCAATACCAGCCCATCCGGGATACATATATATCCACCATTCAGAACGGTCATATTTAACAGTGACAAATGGAAGTTTCTTATCAGAGGTTTTACACAACACGAGTTGTCCATTTTGCGGCAGCTCCTCTTTCGGATCACGCCAGCGGGTCAATTCCTCATATTCGAAATTAGCGCCAACAACACAGGCGGATGTAACGATATTTTCAAAAGTTACATGGTCTTCATTGAATTGATCAAGTTCGACCCAGGCATTGGCCACATATTCTTGTATTCTTTCCTCAATTGTTTTCATTTCTCATTGTTTTTGAAATATTCGACGATCTCCTCGACTGTAGCCTTGCGGTAATAACCTGATGGTACATCTACAAAAGAATCGAATCGCGTATGTTCGTTAAAAATAAGCCGTCTAACCCCATTTTTACTCTCATTAGTCGGATATTCCGTATATGAGTACCATTGCTCCTGATCGTTCTCGTTGTTCATCGCCGCCAGCGCCCTGAACAGCTCGATGTTGGTGCCGCAGTCTATGCAATTCAAGGCGGTGAATGTTTGTGCGTCATGAGCCACGCCGACACAATAAGTGTCACATATTACCTTATCGCCTAATCTCTCTTCTTTTGGGGGATAAATATATTCATAGCCAATATGCATACACCACTCGATCACATCTTTTCGCTTCTCCGCATCCTCGACGCGGACAAAGCAATGGGTTGTGAATTTCATTCCTCGTTCAGTCTTTGTTTGAATGCGTTTAATGCACTGCAATCGGGGCAATTTCCCCCATTACTTGTTTGTATTGAGTAAATTGGGCAATCCTTGCAAAATGCTTCGATCGCTTTATCCCGCATCCTTTCCTCGGCCTCCTGCTCGGCGAGTTCGGCTGTATGGCTCATTGCTGCTCGTAGCTGCCATTTGGCGTGGTCGCTCATCTCTATTACAAGATGATTCAAGCATCCGTCGATAAATTCCTTTGCTTTTTTGCTTTTCATGGCTATTCGTCGATTATAAACCAACCGTCATGCAGGAGTTGTGCGCGGCTAATTCGGGATTTGAGGATAGTTCGATGTACCCGCCGGCATCGGGAGCAAACAATATCATGCACCACGTCGTATCGGTTGGGTTTGTTTTGGCGGCAGAACCAATTTCGGGGCGATTTGACGCAATATACCTCCTCGAAATCCTTATGCCCGAACCAGCGGCAGATAAGGGGCAAAAGCCATTGTTTCATAGTCCTATTCATTGCTCGCCTCCTTTCAGAAATTCGGGATTGTCGTGGATGTTGCTAATGACTTCTTTTCCAAACTTATAAATCCAATCCTGATCCAATCTTAAATAACATAATTCCTTTCTATCGACCAAGGCTCCCATAAAAGCTGCGTTGCCGGTATGGTAAAAGATTCTATGAGGGCGAGTTTTATCCTCGGACAATGGAGAGCGTATCACATCCCCCTCGTAAATCTCCTTACCGTTCTTGTCTTTCAGCCCCGTAAACTCGCCGACGGTAGTGGGATCGACCTCGTGTCTGTTTGCATCATCGAATATAAAATAGCGCCCATTCAAAATGACAAGGCTGCCATACAACCACTCTCCGTTGTCGAGGCGCTTGCCCCGGAATTTAATTTCTCTCATATTTCAAAATGTTTCAAAATGTTTCAAAATGTTTGAAAGTTTTGCAATGTTCTACTTCGTAACAAAAACTCGTATCATAGTTAGAATAGTTCTTGTTGTTTATTATGAAAGCCTATCCCCATACAAGCCATCCCGATTTCATTACTTGAGAATGTAGTTATAGGGTTCACGGAGCAGGGAAGCGACTGAAATCTACACCAGTCACCGTCGCAATGTTTACAATTTAAGCAAACAGAATCGGGAGTACTCCAATATTCAACGATCTCAAACCCTCCGTTATCACGGCATAACTGTTTCCATTTTTCCCATCGTGAACGGCGCATTTTATCGGGCATCTTGCTTTTGTTTTCACCAAATAATTCAATCCATCTAATTCCAAGTGTTACAGCTATCATATCCCTCATACTTATTACCGACAATACGTATGGATTCACTTATTTTCCACATGGGAAACATGTCCCCCTCTCCTTCGATTGGATATAAACAGAACCCGCCAAATTCAGGATCGTATTTTACATCGCATAATAATAATCCCCTAACTTCTCCATCGGTGTATTTCTCTGCATCGAATACTACAACATCCCTTTCAAAAACCATCTGTCCGTTTTCATCTTTAACCCCGGTTGCAAGCATCGGAATATAACCCGTTGGATTAGGCGTTGTATCAAGGTCGGAGAATCCGGATAAGGCCGGAACTCCGATATAATTCCGAAACGCTGTGACGCAGGCAACTTTTGTAGTAAGCATATATCCATCTTCCACTTTCCAGAATCTAATCCCTTGAAGTGCAACTGTGTTTTTCATATCTTCTCGTATTCGTTTATCGTTTCAAAAATCTGCAATGCCACCTGCGGGACTATGGCGTTTCCGCAGGCTTTGACGGCTTCCCGGCGCCACCGAGGAAAGGCGATACCAGCCAATTCCCCGGGAAACCCATCATCTCCGCCACATACAGGGGGTTGAGTCGGGAACCCGTTCCAGTCCGGTATTCGTCGCTTTGCATCGCTGTTTTGGGTAGTCCGTTGCATATGCCCTGACTGGCAGGAAGCGTTACATTCTTCGCATCGTTCGCTGTCGGGGTCGGTAAAAGTCCGCTTACTGCCAGATCGTTCAACAGGGACATATATGTTAGACCCGATTTTCTCGTTTTGTATAGTCCGGTTACTTTTTGACCTCCGCGTGATGCGTCCGAGGCATGGGGTGTCGGAAGCAATACTGTCGGCATGAACTCCGTTCGACCGTTCACGCATCGTTTCAGACCCTGCGTCTGCACGGTGGGCAACAAACCAGCATCTGTCCCGACGGTGGGGAGCGCCGACACCGCAAGCCGGTATAATGTACGGCTGCACCTCGTATCCTGCCGCTTCCAGGTCAGCGCACACCTGTTCGAAGACCATCCCTTCCGACCAATTAACGATTCCGTAAACGTTCTCGCCAACGACCCAGCGCGGTCGAACAGTCCGAATAACGTCGAGCATCGCGGGCCACAGGTAGCGATCGTCTTCTGTACCTCGCCGCTTTCCTGCGAGCGAGAACGGCTGGCACGGGAATCCACCGGTAAGCACGTCGATACGGTCTTTCCAGACAGTGAAGTCGGTCGTTCTGATGTCTTCATATTGTTCTGCATTCGGGAAGTGATATTTCAATACTTTGCGACAAAAAGGATCGATCTCGCAGTTGAAGGCATTCGTCCAGCCCGCCCACTCGGCCGCCAGATCGAACCCTCCGATCCCGCTGAATAGTGATGCGTGGGTCATAAGCGATCATCGGTTATCGCCGTTTCCGTCGATCACGCCGCGCTCGCGGCGGCTGGCGAGTTTGTCGAGGTTCTGCTGCATGACCTCTTCGAGCGTCAAGCCGTAGCGATCGTTGAACATTACTTTTTTCATTTTCTCTTTCCTTTTAGCTCCGCAATGCGGCGGAGGATATATATCTTCATTGCTTCTGATTTAAGTTCATCCGAAGTCATCGCAAAATGCCATAGATGCGCATATTCATCCGAATTATACCCGTAGCGTATGCCAACAACCGTCCCATCCATATCCTTACGAACTGAATAGACACGTATCTGACAACGCCCCTCCCGCCTCAGTCGGCGCAGTAGTTTGGTTTTCATATCTTCTCGTATTCATTTATCGTTTCAAAAAATCGTCAGTTGTACCGACTTTAGCTGGCGTGTCCCCGCCGCCCTTGCCTGCCTTTCCAGATCGAGCACGCGGGCGTAATTGTAAGTGGCGATCCATTTCATGTTGAGTGGCAGGAGTTGCAAATCCTCCTCCGCCGTTTCGGATTCGGAACGGAGCGTACCTTCGTCCATCTCCGGCACGATTTTCAGGAGGTTCGGCGTGGAGAAGTGCCACCACCACGGCAGAAGGTGCTTCATCACATCGTAGCGCGGGCTTCCCATAAGTCCCCGGCTCTTGCCCGTGTAGTACAGCCATTTTTTCTCGAACGGCCGGTATTCCACGGGAACGGCGCGGAAATCGAAAGGGTCGCCTGGCCCGAACTCGCGCAGGTTTTTCCACTTGTCGCCGCACCACAGGGTGAGGAGGTCGGCCCCGCATTCCGCAAAGTTGTCCCGGTTCTCCCAGGCGTAAAATTCCGGGGGCAAATCCGCAACCAAATCGTGCCCTCCGATCCCGCTGAAAAGAGAGGCGTGGGTCATAAGCGATCATCGGTTATCCCCGTTTGAGTCGATCACGCCGCGCTCGCGGCGGCTGGCGAGTTTGTCGAGGTTCTGCTGCATGACCTCTTCGAGCGTGAAGCCGAAGCAATCGGCAATGCCCGCGATAAACCACGCACAATCCCCGACCTCTTTCATCAGTTCGGATTTGTAACCCTCCACCTCTTGCAGATCACCCGTATTGAAGACCAAATGATCCATATCCAGCCGGCACACTCCCTTTCGGCGCCATTTGGCGATCTTGTCGGCGATTTCGCCAATCTCGGCCATCAGACCGAAAAGCATATAGGTCGCATTCTCGCAACTCGGCAGCCGCGTACTCATCGCGCGTGTCTGATATTCGTTCGCTCGCATAGTTATTTATAGTTTTTTTGGTTAAACTTCCTCTCGACCAGATCGCATAAATCCAGGTACATCGCATCGGCATTCTCCGCCTTCACTCTCTCCCGGAACCCCGCTATATCCGACAGCCAGCAGCCGCAACGGACATAAATGCCGTCTTGCAGGTTGAAAAAGTAAACCTTGCTGCCAATCCGGGAGCCGAATCCGACAAAAGCCAGGAAAGGATAATCGCCGATATATTCGCCTTTCCCTTCAAAGGAGCACCGCTCGCCGAAGGAGCACCACTCGCCGAAAGAGCACCACTCGCCGAAAGAGCACCTCTCGCCAAAAGAGCACGCCCTGCCGAAAGAGCACGCCCTGCCGAAGGAGCACCTCTCGCCGAAGTAGCACCGCTCACCAAAGGAGCACCGCTCACCGAAAGAGCACCACTCGCCGAAAGAGCAACACGCGCCGAAGTAGCACCGCTCGCCGAAGGAGCAACACTCGCCGAAAGAGCACGCCCTGCCGAAGGAGCAACTTCCACCGAAAGAGCACCACTCACCAAAAGAGCACGCCCTGCCGAAAGAGCAACACGCGCCGAAGGAGCACCACTCGCCGAAGGAGCACCACTCGCCGAATATTTGTATATCACTGTAATCCCCCGAGGGGCATTGTTTGATTCCGTCGATCACCTCGAAGGCGTCGAAATCCGCTTGTGTGTATTTTTTCATTTTCGTTAATCTATTAAATTCAATTCGATGATTCCGTCTATTTTACAATCCTCGATCCCGATACACTCCAACAGAGCCGGGATGCGTACAAGAGGTTTGGCCGGGTTGAAGTCGTAGCGGCCCGAAATCCGACCGTTGAGAGAGCTGATGATCCTACACAGCGACAGCACGATGTTGTAAGACCTTTGAGGAGCCTCCAACAGGATACAGCCGCTGATGGTCCGATACGCCTCGTCCGTCTTGTCGTTGTACTGCCGGGCGGCCCGGTCGTCGATCTTGCGAAGCATCGACCATGCGATGCCGTGAGCCTGCGTGACCAAAGTCTGGGCCTGCGTATAACGGCGTTTGGTTTCATGGTGGAACAAGCCGGATGCCGTGAGTTCGGACTCAAGGTCGAGCATCGCGTAGTTCAAGCAGCCGACCAGCGTAAGCATCCGCACCGCGAGCGGCACGTACCGCTCGTCTTCCGGCCGAGGACCCCGCGCGAGCAAGCGAGTGTTCATCCAGGCCGTATGTTTAATCAACATTGCCTGGCGGTAAGAAAGGTTGGTCATATAATCAATGCGTTTTACCCATAGTGAACCACTCGGCAGAATGAAGCCAGTGATAAAATTGTCGTTTTGTCATTTATCCAAATAATTTTGAACTGCCGTTATAGCTTCATTCAGTGTGCGAACAAGTACATACTTGTTTCCAACCTGTTCAAAAGATTTCTGCCATTGTTTTTGTGCTGGGGTCTGACGACTTCCTTTTACTTGGGTCTTAAATTCCAGTCCCAGTACACCAAACCCATCTCGGGGAACAAGTAACAGTAAATCCGCCGCTCCAGCCGTCATCCCTTCAGCTTTCATGATGGCCGCCTCGGTTTTACTTCGCAATCCACCATTGGGCACGCTCGTCAAATTCAAAGCATACTCGGGGTATTGAAGCCGGAACCAACGTACAAAAGCGCGTTGGATGTTCGATTCAAGGTGTTTCATTTGCGTAAACTGTTTCCATTAAAAGCGACCCGATGGCATAGATACTTGATCCGGTCGTATATCCGATCTCCATATCGGTCCTTGATCGCTTCGCCTGTAAGGTTCGAAGATATGAACAGAAGCGTATCGGGCTTGTCCTGTGCCTTGTTGATGAGTTCTACGACCAGATTACGTCGTGTCCCGAACTCTACTCGGTCCACCTCCACGCCCATATCGTCCAGTGTGATAAACTTGCGTTTAATTACGTCGTCGATATTGACACTCTGTGACCCGCAGTCCACGACCGTTACGATCCGGTTGGCGAACTTGCGTAGCAACATCGGAATTGCGTAGCGGACCAACAGCGATTTCCCGCGTCCGCAGTTTCCGAACAGTAGTAACCCTTTTCCGTTGTTTGCCGACAGCCATTCCGCTACCTTGTCGTATTCCGGCAACCAGACAAACCGTTCGCCCATAGCTCCCAGAACTGCGGACATCGCAGTCACCAACTCTTCTTTCGCATTCGGAATACTGAAGGTGAAACGGGCGCAAGGCGTAGGATTACCTTCGATTTTCAACTGTTTCAGGATTTCATCGTAGTTCATTGTCAGAAGTCTTCATACGTTTGGCCCGGTTGGGCGTGATAGTCCGTTGCCGGATGGCGATTTGCCGAATTGTCCTGGTCATGTGGAGGGAACAGCCCCGAATAGTTGTTGGCGATCGAGAAGTCCACGATACGGCGAGCTTTGGCCGCATCGTTGCCCGAAAGCGTCAGCAGGCGTACATAGCAACGCTGTAATCCGAGCGGTCGATAGGTCTGTCCGCGTTCAGACTTGTAAGCAAGCCAATCCGCCATGATAGGCTGGAACGCAGGTTCGACAGCCGAGAGATCTATATTACGCCTGGATTTTTTCGGGAAAAAGTCGTTTAACCACGTTTGGAAATAAACATTTTTCGCAAATTGAGCGCTGCGTTGCAATTTAACATAATCTATAACCAGTCCCTCCGTCTTTTTGCAAAAGTCCTTGTAGTCATCGGTAAGCGACTTGCGCTTTCCCTTGAACTTATCCCACAACGTCACAAATTCAGTCGGAATATAATCTTCTTCCCCCTCGGGGGGATATAAGGGGGGATTATTTATATCTTCGACGTAAGGAGAAGATATAATACTTTTCTTTACTTCGCGGCAAAATTCCGGAGTATTCGGCGATTCTTCCGGAAGTTTGGCTGTTTCTTCCGGAAGAATGCGGCAAAATTCCGGTATTTCAAGATTCTTGCGTTTCGCTCGTATGCAAGTGTCAATATATCGCCTTTGGATGGCTGCCGACGTTATGATCCCACGAGAGAGCAGTTCTTTATTGAAAAGACCCACAACACCGCAGTACCGAACAATCTCCAAAACAACCGACTCCTTTAACCTGAGGTATTCAGCCACGTTGAAGGCAGTACTTTCGTCCCACGCAGCAAAACAGCCTTTTACCCGGTATATATTACATAGCAAGTAGTCGTAAACCGCAATACCGTCACAACCGAAAGCCTTAACAAGCCGCCTTATCCGAATATCCAAATATCTATCCGTATCGACGCTGTAATAGCTTAATCCGACCCTAATATTGGCCATATCATTGTATTATTTCGGTGGTTTATCAAACACTTCAATCATCTTCTTTATTTACAATTTTAAGCGTTCTTTCTCGTAACTTATCATAGTCCGAAGGTTGTCGCACTGATGCTTGCAAGATGCATTGATGCGGTCCAACCACTTTTCTAAAGCATTCAGCTCCGAAGCAGAACTGTTCACCAATTTTGTCGCCAACGATGGAGACAAACTGATAATCGTTTCTTTTTCATCGTGAAACAACCTGGCCACCGCAGCGTCACGCATTCCGACAACCTCACTCAACAATTCACCGCTGCGAGCGTAGTAAACACCCAGCTGGTCCAAACGCTCTATCATGGCTTCGATATTGGGATTATTCATACATTCAAGAGCCATCTGAATATTCCGAGCTTCCTTCCGTATTTGTTCGATTCTTTGCATGGCGTTTAATTATTTTTTTATACAGGATTCTACCCATACGGATAGCATTTAGTCCTCGGATAGTCGAGGCATCGCAAAACTCCAGGTCACGCAGAATACGTACTATTTGCCGAATCTCCCAAGACTTGATTTCATAACCGATCATGGGATTCCGAATATTAGAATGGAAGATCATCTACCCTATCTGCCAAAGGCATATCCGCGATATTCTCCACTGTAACCGGTGCCGAAGTGAAGTTTATGGCCTTACCCCGGCCGATATAAACACGAGGTGCTTTCGCCTCTCTCTCCTCTTTAGTCTGACGCATAAATACCGAATGGGTATTTTCGTAGGAATCCGGTTCCCGGAGCTGCGAAACGCATACGGCGATATACTTCTTGCCATTATTGGCAACTTTGATCTGGTCGCGGGGAATATCCGAAACGCAAATCGATACATTGATAAGTTGTGACATAGCTACGGTTGTTTTTTGAATGTTGTTTTGATACTCGTTTTACTACTTCGAACGGGCGGGTAAAGCATCTCACCCGTTTCGGGATCGGCAAGCCCGGAAACAGGCAGTTGTCGAAGCATTGTTTCTCGCTCTTTAATGTCAGCTTTCAAGGATTCAAGAGTTGCGTACATATCATATAACTTACTGTCACCGCAATCCGCATAATCGTATTTGACACCGACCTCGGCTTCTTCCAACCGGCAATCCCCGAATTGGTGCGATTTCCCGTATTGGGATAATTCGCGGAGTGTGATGTCCCGGATCTCTTCATTATCCTTGAACGCCTTGATTGCCGCTTCCATCCTGCTGATATTGATATGGGCCGTTATCGGGTCAATATCCCCGTTTACGACAGCCCTGACCGCCCGAGAGGTCAATTCACTGACCGAGGCCGTTTCACAGAGCAATAATGAATTATTTTCCATGCCGAGCCATCTTATAAGAATTGAACAAAGCCGCATAACGTTTAAGCACGTCAGTATCGGCGTCATAAGATTTCAGAAGACGTGCGGCAATATCGAAATCTGCCGCATAGCCTGAAGCGGTCCATAAGTCATAACCCCAATTAAGCAGACAATCGCACTTGATCGGATCGTCAAGCATATCTGTCGTAATCCGATGTTTTGCCCGGGGTGTATCGGGCCGGGCCGAAGCGAGAGGGTCCGGAGCAGCTGCCGCGCATTTTGCTGACATATTGCGCGATTTACCCTTGAATACATCGGCACCAATCCCGAGCCAGGACCCGATCTTTGTCAAAGCATCGGTTGTAGCCCCCTTGTGGGCATCACCCAAATCTGAGTTATCGTTACCTCCATAACATTCATAATAGATACCATATTCAGGTATCTCGAACGTTACCTTGACAACCACCATCTTATTGTCACGGGCAACCTGTTCGGAGCGGACACGCCAGCTACCTACTCCGAACACGTCATTCAGACGCTCGGTAACGTAGATCGCTTTGATCGTGGACAAGTAGTTCTTTGTCGGATGCGGCGATATTGCCTCTGAAGGCAGCGGCCGATCCAGTAATCTTTTCTGTTCTTCGGATATTTTACGCAGTTCCATATTTTCAATCTCTATCGGTTATCACTCGTGATGCGAACTTTTTAGAATCGCTATACCGCATCATATATTTGGTTTCCTTGCGTATCTCGGCAGTCGAGAGTTGCCTATTCCAAGAACCCGAGGCAACAATGTTTTGCGGGCGGTCGATTTCGTAATCTCGATTCTCGTTTTCATTTGTTTCACATGTTTTATTCGGTTAAACAGATATATTCCTTGAGTTTGCTGAATTGAAAATCGTTGATCTTCTCGTCACCTTCGGGCGTATAACTGTGAAACTCCCACCAACCCGAACCCAAGTCATCGACGACCTCCATACTGCCTTCCGGGAATCGGACCCTCTTACGATACACCCAAACAGAGCTGTCCGTAAAGGTGTAACTATTGCCGTCCTCATCCTCCCAATCGATCTTTACATTTGACAGATAATTACGATCACCGAGCATATCCTGAAGTATTCCGGCCACCTGCCGATAGATTGCAGCTCCGATCCGAAAATAAGGGATTTGATCCGATGGAGCGGGACATTCGGACTTACTTGTCGCTTGCAGTCCCTTATCCCACTCGATACTCGGATAATCGATGTACTCGTCATACATCCGATGGCATGATACATTGCCTTTTGTTGTGTGCAAGTCTGTATTCATCGCTGTTCGAAAATTTCATTCAACAGATAGCGGGTGATCCGCATACGCCGGGGCCTGGACAGCACCCAGTTGAACACCGCTGCGATCGGTGCGATCACAACGGCAAGCGTTATTACGTGTGCCATAGCTGAATTGGTTATTTGACAACTCGTTGTTTGATAATGATGCTGCCGATACGGCCGCATACATAGTTGTCGTAGAACTCCGTAACGGCACGTCCTATGGCCATCAATGGATGGAGCTCATCATAGACGCGAGATACCTCGACCTTGTGATCGTCGAGTGTTGTGCCGCTAATATTAACAAGATAGGTTTCGGGATGCTCTGAAAAGCCAACTCGAAAGAGATGAGTTCTGTACAGATACTTGTAATGGATTTGTTGCTGTACGTCGAATACAGCCGGAGTAAGGGTACTGTTATTCACCTTACTACTCGTGTCGGTCTTTGGCATTTAATTGAACACAAGTTAGTTTAACAAAAATATACAAAAAGAGAGACGCGCCCCCTAATCTCGCCAAAGACCCACGACTACGTAGAGTAGAAGTGCAACAGGGACACGCCTCAAATAGCGTTCGTATGTACTTGTAATCACGTTACCGTGAGTCTTTGGCAAGGCAAATATACGAAATCATTTTTTATCTTGCAATAACAAATAAGAAAAAGGCATCGAAATCGACACCTTTTCAAAGTTGATGTAGGAATTTACTATGATTCGAACATCTCGTGAAACTTGACTATTCTGTATGCAACGGGCTTATTTTGTGACGTTTCCACTTTAACGTCCACCACATATACCGAGGTTAGTGGATTGTCTTCTCCGTACAACATCATCCGCTTTATATTTTCATCGTCAAACAATACTTTCATTGCATGACCCGGGAAAATACTATCAATAACACCTCTGTTCTTGGCATTGTTTTTTATGTCGCTGCTGGCCTGCTGCCATGTCATTAGCACATTCTTGTGGATGTCGGTTTGCTCGTGTGCCGATAGTTTATCTATTTCTTTCCTTATGGCATTTTGTATTGCATTAGATTCAATGCTATCCACTTGCAATCCGACGTTTATATTTCCATTGATATATGTCCCAATATTGATTACAGCTCCATTATCCGCCGCAATCGGATTTACTAAATTGCCGAAGTCTCGGCAGTCGGAAATCGTCAAGCCCGGATTATCAGCTCTTTTCCCTAAAAAGTATTTTATCGCATCTTTGCAATATCCGACAAAACCAATGATGGAATTGGCATTTTCCATAAACGGCAACACGGCAACTGCCAGAGTATCGATAAGCTCCACGATAACGCTCCCATGCCGAATCTCTTTAACATATAGCTTTGCATCGCTGTTTATGTTTTGTTCGGGATGCTTTTTGAGGTAAGCCACATACTGATTATTCAACGCGACGAGAGAACTTGTTAAATCCAGCAGTTCCATCGGTTGCGTATCCTCAATATGAATATGTAGCCTAATATCCTGCATAACATCTGAGTTATTCATATTTCCAAAGATACGAAAGTTTTTCATTATGCAAAAAACATACTTTTATTATGCCGACTATGAGAAAATTACGATAAGTCCTATCGAATTTCTACCCGATAGACACGGGGTCGGTTTTGGAGTTTATATGCCCGGCGGCGGGACTTGTCGATCATCCGGCGCACCTTGCTCTTGAGGCGGTACCACGCACGCCAGAGGCGGCCCGCAAGCGTGCCCCACAGACTTTTGACTGTGCTTTCGGAAAAGAAGGTTTGCATGTTGGTAAAGATTTACTTGTGGATGATATTTGCTGTTATTCTGCTGCTTCGACAAACTCGCCGCCTTTCAGTTGATAGAAAACATCCTCCTTGAGCGATTTCCCATCGATCTGTGCAGACCTTACGCACACTGGTTTCAGATCCTCGCCATATTCAGCGAGGGTAATCCAGCTACCTTTCTTTGCCTTTATTTTTGAATCTATACCTATGGCTGCTACAACAGCATTGTTACCTTCGCTTTCGATCTTTGCGAGGTCGCCCGAGGAGCCGATCTTTGTGTCGTCGCCCGAGGAGCCGATCTTTGCGCCGTCGCCCGAGGAGCCGATCTGTGCGCCGTCGCCCGAGGAGCCGATCTGTGCGCCGTAGCCCGAGGAGCCGATCTTTGCGCCGTCGCCCGAGGAGCCGATCTGTGCGAGGTCGCCCGAGGAGCCGATCTGTGCGAGGTCGCCCGAGGAGCCGATCTGTGCGCCGTAGCCCGAGGAGCCGATCTTTGTGTCGTCGCCCGAATTAACATTGTCGGTCGGACCCTCTTTGATGCACTTCTCGTAAATGAAATCTATACCAGCTTTAATGAATCCTTTGAAATCGAGTTTTGCCCCGATGTGAATCTTTGTCGTCGCCGTTTTATCCGAGTCGGAATGACATCGCCCCAAAGCTGTTACATGATGCACAGGGATGAACTTGCATTCATCATCCAGCATATCACGATAGCTAAGGACAGAGAACGGTGATTCGCAGAAATGAAAGCCTCGATTACAAACTTTCAACTCAACATCCTCTTCGTAAGTCTTGCCCTCCTCGAATTTGAAGCCCAGGCAGGTCATATCTGCATTGAACCCTTTAAATCCATCGATATGTTTTTCTTCGCCGAACTCTTGCGGAAGCACCACGTTATCGCCGAACGAGACGCTTTTGAATACTTCCACAATCTCTTCGACCGAGAATCCAGCGATGCCGCATCCGATCTTGGTTACATAGAAAACCTTATCGGTATTGTACCGTGTATAGTCTGCGAATCTCCGTACCGATCGCGTCAATTCCTCGGTAGACACCTTGTCCATCTGTTCATCGAGCGTAGGGATAGCGTAGGACTGGCCCTGTAAGCCCTCGCCGTGCCCCATGATCGCGCCGAACTTCTCGACCGCGACACGAGCTGCGCCGCCAACGTGGTTACCGGCCTTATTACTGCCGAATACAAAGACCTCGTTCTGTTTTAATTTGGAAATGTTCTCTGGGGTAAATACTTTGTTTGACATTGCACGTAAATTGTTTTGATTAAAATTTGCACCCTGTCGTCATCGAAGACCACGACTGAATCGCAGGGTATATCGCTACCGGCTCCCCGAATTGCTCCGGATCGTCGCCTGCTTTTTGGTATTGATCGGCCTAATATCCGCCCTTCTGCGCCAAGTCGCTCGCCGGGTTTTACATCCCTTCGGATGGTTCTCGTATTTCAATGAACCGCTTATTCGTTCCAGCCTTTCTGCCTTGCGGCCGGGGTTTATGGCAGGCTTTAGGACCCCTACGGCTTCCGTGCCGTCCTTTGCGCCCGCACCGGGACATTCAACCCGATACGGACTTTGAAAATCCGCGCCCGGAAATGGCAAACTCAACTAATCTCAACTCTTAACTTTACTCGAATGAAAGAACGTTGGGCGCGGATAGTGCTCGGTTGATCCACTACCAGGGCCGACCAGTACAGCATAGAAGTACATATTAGTCACTGGTTCGGTAGTAGCCTATCTGTCATTTTATTTGCAGTTAGCACTTTTGGCGATACGCGCAGCTGCAACGGCCCGTCTGTCCTCCGGCAAAGTCGTACGGGATTCGATCCAAGCAAGAAGCTCCTTTTTGGAAAACACCGTGCGGCGTCCAATTTTCTTAAATGGGATCTTTTTTAGAAAAACCCAATTATAAATCGTCGAACGGGTGGTCGGGATACCTTGCTCCGCAATAAACCGCACGGCTTCTTCAACCGACAAATTGTCGATTTCTACCGGTTCATTCTTACGCCTGAAATCGGCGAGCTTCGGCAGAATCGCCGCCACTTCGTCAGCGACAATAGAGCGCAATTCTGCGGGAGTGGTAATAATAATTGGCTCGTTCATAATGCTTTATATTGATTAGGGAGTGCGGCCAGATTCGAACTGGCAAACATTCCACGTCTGGAATGCCTTTCAATCGGTTAGCTTCTGTTTGAACATCTGCGCTCTTCAGGGTGTACTGTCCATTAAGCGCATCGTGAGTACACTTGGTCTTTACCACTAATCGATTCGTAATACCATTCTACCACGCACTCTTTGTCGTTATTTGTCCTCCTTCTTCATTCGCAGCCGCTCAACGGCCACGCCCTTCAACTTGGCGATCCCTTCATAGCATAGTCTTTTTTAAGCCTCAATCCACCGGATTTTAGTCCCATTGTAGCCACCCCGCTCTCGCGCCATACGACGGATACGATCGGGTTGCTCTCCAACTGTGGGATTCGTCAAATTCAAGGCATTATATACCGTTTCGACCGTACATCCGACCTCGGCCGCAATCTCCTTCTTCACATCAGGAGGCAGAACAATCACTTTTATCGTCTTTTTTACCAGCATATTGTTTATTGAGTATTTTGATAATTCGTTCAATGTACACCCGCTATTCTTCGAGCAGGGCGGCCAGCCTGTCGGCCGATTCCATTACATCGTTCATTCTTCTAATTTTAGAAAAGCAGGATAAATAACTACTTTTGTTTTGCCCTTCGGGGCTGGTGGTCATCCCAAATGGGATGTTAAACTGACGCCATCAACATTTAACCCTTTACGCCATGAATAGAACCAATATTCATCGGCCGAAGGTGATGTTTATTCGTGCCTATACCCGCGTTAGGTTCGGACGCCGCGAAAATGTGCGACAACACTACCGTTCGTTGCCCTTCCGGTTGTAACCCACGAGGGCGGAGGGGCGGGACTGGGACGCTGCGGCGTCCCTTTTTCGTCCTTTATCCTGCTTGTTTTCCATAATCAATCGCCATAGTAGCGGCCCTGTTCGCCGTAATAATCGGTCGGCACTGTTACCGGCGTCCACGCCATACGAGCCGCTGCTATTGCGTGTGCATCCTCTGTGGCAAGGCTTCGTCCCTCAATGGTGGCATAGAGCATATTGCGTTTCTCATTTGCCCACGCCTTGCGAAGGGCTGCCGCAAACGTCTTGTACATCTTAACCTTGAACATGTACCAAGCATTGCGCATGATTTTAGGTAGGTTGTACTTGCTCGTTTTCATATATTATTTAGTATATTTGCGAATGTACCTTGTATTTCATCGTCGAAACGGTTGTTGTTTTGTTGTTCGATAATGCAAATATAGACAAATACATTGAAATATCAATATATAATCTATAATTATTATTTATGATTATTGAAAGATTTATAAAATATATGGATTTCAAGGGGTTAAACGACAATCAAGTAACTATTGATTGCCATTTATCCGTTGGGCTGATAGGCAAAGCACGCAAGGGGAAAAGCGATTTGGGCCGAAATTCTATCGAAAAAATTTTGCGTGCATATAGCGATTTGAACAGAGAATGGTTATTGAATGGCAAAGGCAATATGCTAAAAAATACTTCCACACAAAAGACAGAAGATGTAACTGCGGCAGAAAACGTAGATATGATGATAACTATCCCCCAAAGCGTGTGGGCGGTTATAGAGAATCAAGCGGCCAGCTTAAAAACCAAGGACGAACAGATGAATCGGCTAATTACGCAAATTGAGGAATCGAATTCTATCCTCAAAACGACCATTTTAGGAACATATACAGGCTTTCCGGCAACTCCGACAGATCTGGGGGTCAAAAATCCCCCCCCCATAAAATCGGAGCTAAAATAATGTATATCAATGAATTACAAAAATATATTGTAATTCAGACACCTGATAATAAGCATTCAAAGAAGAGTTAAAAAATAGGAGCCGATGCAAATTTCAGATTGAATTACTATTCAATGAACCTTATGATAGCCAAACTACAAAAAGGAGACATTAACATTGCCGACGTTTTTCTAAATGAATTATCAAGAAATCCGGCCTATTTTAATATGGATGCCGTCAAAACATTAATCCCAAATGAAGAGCAACGAATGCGAATACTACGCGTTCTTGAAGATCATATGGTCATTGAAATAAAAGGGGGTGGAATATGGTTAAAAGCTGCGGCTAATTTATCAGTGTGTAAAGACCAGGGAGGATGTGCAGTCATCTATAACGAACAACGCAAACAAGAAGAACGGGATAATTTAGAACTTCGCAATTTAAAAATAAGTAGGCGCGAAGCGCATTGGGCTATTGCATTAGCTATCATATCTATTTGCGCCTCTCAATTTTGGGGACACACTATTTTTGAATGGACTTGGATTGCAATGCAAAAAATCAGTAAATTACTTTTTTAATCTGTCTTGATTCAATATTCTACACAGAACATTGTTTAATCCAGTATAAGTATCACCTATCAATTCAATATTAGTTCTGCCCCAAAAACGAACAAGATAGATCAAATACACAATCAACGCGATAATCACGAATAGCAAAATATAAATCCCGATCATAAACTTCTTTTTTACAAACCTCGGAACTTTCGGCACAACTTCAAAAAAATAGGCTCATTATTTTGCGGGGGGGGGAATTTTGTAACTTTGCACGACTAACCAATAACTTATTGAATTATGAAAAAAATTTTACTTTTAGTCGCCGTGGCTACAATGTCAATTTGCGCAACGAATGCGCAACAACACAAAGTCTATTGCGAACTTGTCGGAACCCAAAAACTTTTATCGTCGAAATGCACGGTGCAAGTAGATTTTGGACAGAACCAATTTCAAAACAACAAATTGGTCGATGAAAACGGAAAAAAACTTACGTTCAACTCGATGGTAGACGCTATGAACTTTATGGGTGAACTCGGTTGGGAATTTGAGCAAGCCTATGTTGTTACGGTAGGCAGTGGTGCTTCGGCTCAAAATGTCTATCATTGGCTGTTAAGCCGTTATATTGGAGATGACGAAGATATTGATGCAGGACTTAAAACCAAAGCTGCCTACAAATCAGAAAGAAAGGCGGCCGAAGAAGAATAATATAATACTAAAATACCCGATTCAAACTTTATAGCGCCCTGAAGGGCGCTTTTTATTTCCGATAAAATCCTTATATTTGCATTGCTAAACCTATATGCGATGCAAATATGTCTGGATTATCGGATATATTGTATCTATTCATACAGTTTAATCTAACTGCGTCGAGTTCGGTAAGCGGAAACGCCCGACGGCTTGCATATAGGGCCGAGCAACTCGTAACGCAGTTTTTTATTGCTAAACCTATATGAAAAAGCGCATCGAACGTATGAACCGCATCGAAGCGGCAATTAAACCCATGTACTGCGTCCCCAAGCGCAGCGACCTATCGTTAATCGGATCGGCTTTCGAGGCCGCAGGTTTCCGTTGTGTCCGGATCCGCACCGAATGCGAGGCCGAGCACCGCACCAAAGGTGGTGATCCCCGCCGACACGGGATGCTGGTTCTCGACGGTGACCGAGTGATATTGGAGGTATTGCGGTCGAGACCGACTAAAAAAGATAATCAACTCACAATCCCGCCTCAATCATGAACCGAGAAAATGACATATCGAACCGTACCCTATTTTTGATTCGGTCGGTTTGAAATGATAAACAGAAAGCCGAGTTCCCTCGGCTTTTTACATTCTCGCATCATATATCTTTTCTACATTCAGCTCCGTTCCGGTCAATGTAAAATATATATTCTGGAGCTGGTGCAGATACTTTATGGGCACATCCACATTGCAATCGTCGATTTCGTCTTCCACCTGCCAACAGAACCCTTCTTTTTTAGGAGATAAGCATATCACACGGGGGATGATATAGTAGTCAAATCGTTGGTAACAGTCGCTAAATTCTTTCTCAAAGCCGCATTTTTCCAATAACGTTGGAGTCAAACGTATAGGCCTAACATCTCATAATACTACTTTATCTAAAATCTCATGATAAAATCCGGCTTCCTTAATTAGCATCTCACCATGAAATAACGTCATGTCTGCACGCGTAATTTCTGCAATATACCCAATTCGCTCAAGATGGGGGTTATACACTAAATTGCCTATTCGAAATGATCGAATATTCAGAGACGGTTCCATATTACATTTCATATTCTAAAACGCATCGAATTCGATGCGTTTATTACTTTAGTTTCATTTGTGTTTTTAAGTTGAGAACTATTTATTCCTCCTCGTTTGAGGTGTCGCATGTAATCGGTTTCGTCGATTTTACCGCTGAAGTAAGGTGCGCTGTTTCGGGTGGCGGATTGTCGGGCAACGTTCCGAGGTATTGCCGAGCGTTGAGGGGTGATACGACAGAGTGTCCGAGTTGGCTTTCGAGTTGTTGTCGGGCAACTTTAGCTACTGTACCGCCCCGTTTGGCGACGTTGGCGTTGGCCTTGAAACCTATTGGATTTTCGTTTCGGGAAAGTTCGGTAGCAGAGGCCTCGGCCAATGAGTTCAACAGCAGTTCGACATTGGTCATATTATCCCGCAGGTTCTCCTTTTTCAACCCCTTGTAACGTTTGTAGGCTTTCGTGGTACGTCCGGCCCACTCCTTCGTGATAATGTCCGTAAGGGTGGCATATTGCGTTCCATCAACGCCCCCGCGTTTCCACTCGTCAGTGAGAAGTTTACGGACTTCGATACTTTTCAAGCGTTGGTTAATCCATGTATCCGAATATCCAAGGCGTTTATAATCGGCTACGGCCTGCTCAATAGATAACTCAGGGTCTTGCATTTGGTCGAGGCGGTCGCTTGCCACCTGCGCCATCCATTGCTTGAAAGGCTCGGCTTTCTGTGACGGAATCGACTGGATAATCCGCAGGACGGTTTTCACATCTCCGGCCAGCGTCTTGCGCATCACTCCCGTTTCTGACCTCATGGCTATCTGGGGACAATTTGTCCCCACGAACGAGGCGAGCGCTTCATCCCGCTTGCGCATCTTCTTGAAATAATCGGTCGGATTCACGGTGTCCGTCAGAGCGGAGATCACGTCGAGAACGGAAAAATACCACGTCTCCGTCCGCTCGTCCCAAACGGTGCGCACCTTGCGGTCCTCGAACAACTGTATGGCCTGCTTTTGTGTCATAGGAATGTAGTTTTATTTATTCCTTTTCTTTTACCTCCAGCACCGTCCCGCACTTCGGGCAGGTGATTGTGTTCGTCGGGTACGTTGCTACTCTTCCGCCTTTTGCTCCGCTTGTTGGAATCCAATTTTGCGGGCGGGTTTGCGTGCCTGCGGTATCTTGACCGACAACGCCGCAATAGCGTTGTAGATATTATCAAGCTCCTTGCGCATATCTTCCGACAGATCGCTGACCGCCTCGGCATTGTCGGCGTCCACCCGCTCCAGTAACGCCAGTTTCGCCCGAATTTCGGCCAACTCGGCCGTTACTGTCGTCGTGGTCGTGATGTAGTTCCGCATCGCTACGAAAGCACGCATAATAGCGATACTTACTTGTATGGCAACGGAGCTTTTCAAAACAGCCGATAACATAGAAACGCCTTGCTCGGTAAACGCATAGGGGTTGCGGCGTAAACCCATCGTGATGGAATTGGTTATCACAATTTGTGATTTCCAATTTTCAGTTTCGGCATCTGTCAGTTGAAACATGAAATCGGGCGGAAAGCGTTCGATATTACGCTTTACCGCTTGATTGAGAGCGCTTGTTGTTACTTGGTACAATTCCGCCAAATCACGGTCCAGCATCACCCGCTGGCCTCGTATTTCGTAAATTTTGCTTTGGATGGGTTGCAGTTCCATATCGTCGTGTCGCTGTGGTTATTCCACCTTTATGGTTATCAATTTCCCGCAATGCAGGCAGGTCTTATTTTCGGTGTTTGATTTCGGATTCCAGCTCCTTTAACTGTTCCATATCCTCCCGATCGGCTTCGATTGCGGCCTTACGTTTTCTGCGGGCGTTGAACTCTTCATAAACCTGGTAGGCGAATGCGTCTTTTTGCTCTTTGCCAACCGTACCGGCATTGGGTAAAAGGGGCTGATCGTTCGATACCAGAATTTTATCTACGTTCTCCCTCCAAAATCCCATCGTAAGGTCTTTCCTGCTCTTTGCCCTGAACTCGGCTGTTTCGAGGAAGATCACAACCAACCGGTTCAAAGAATCGAGTTCGTCGTGTGTCAAGTAGTTTTTAGCAATAATAACGTCCTGCTTGCGTACTACGGCACCTTTCCAGGAGGTAAGCCCCATATTGGGAGCATTTGCATCGGCTCGTTGCATCACGATCTCCGCGGATGTATGTCCTGTTACGGCATAGAGGAGCTTATTTTGCGTTTCGGCATAAAACATTTGCGTAGCCTTGTCCGTCGTGTCGTAATCGCTGCTCAATGCAAACAGATCGCGCACCTTCTGATAAAATCGCTTTTCCGAGGCACGTATATCCCGAATGCGATCCAATAACTCGTCGAAATAGTCGGGGCGGCCGTCTGGGTTTTTCAGGCGCTCATCGTCGATAACGAAGCCTTTACGGAGATATTCGGCGAGATTGCGGTTTGCCCACTGGCGGAATTGCACGCCACGGATGGATCGGACGCGGAAACCTATTGCCAAAATCATTTCCAGTGAATAAAATTTTATTTGATACGATTTGCCGTTTGGGGCAACTGTTAAGTATTCCTTAATAGTTGATTCATCTGGTAACTCACCATCTTTTAATATGTTATTTATATGTTGGCTGATATTGGGAACAGAGGTGGCAAAAAGTTCTGCGATCTGTGCTTGATTGAGCCAAACGGAACCGTCGCGTGCTAATAAGGATACGCGACTTTTCCCATCCACCGAATTGTATAGGATCAACTCTTGCTCCATGATTATTTCCTTTCTTTGACCTCTAACACCGTACCGCATTTCGGACACATTATCGTGTTCGTCGGCTGAGGGGCGAAAAAATCCCCCACGTTACAGCCAATAGCAGCGGCGATACGTTCAAGCACTTCTACACTCGGATTCCCATTAATATGTTGGCTAAGTCCTACGGGTGTAATTCCCATTCTTTCGGCCACTTCTTTAACAGTTAAGCCGTTAGCTTTTATTGATCTCTTTATATCCATAGCTTTAAATGTTTGGTGTTGGTACAAATGTAGCTATAACTTTATTTTTCTACAAAAATAATAGCAAAAACTTTAATTTTTATTTGCATAATTAAATTTATAGCTTTATATTTGCATCAGAAAATAAAACCAATAGCTATAATAACTATGACAACGGCAACCTATACCACGATGCAAAACCTCGCCAAGCAGGCGGCAGCGTACATTACGAAGCTCAACGGCGAAGCCGAGACCTTCGAGATCGAGAGTAACGGTATTACGGCCGTTATCGCATACGACGCCGAGATCGTCGAGGACAAGGGTGACTACTGGACGGCGCCGAGCTGGTCGATCGAGGACGAAACGGTAGCCGTTGAAGCAGTTTATGACGAGGACGGCGAAGAAGACAAAGAAGCTGCTGACTGGTTGAAGAAAATGTTGAACTAACAAATAAAAACAATAGAACTATGAACGCATTTGCATTTAAAGTGATCGACGCGATCAACAGAGAAGGTATTGGCAATGAGGCATGGGGCCTTGTTGAAGAGGTAGATGACACCGTAGCCTATTTCGGCACAAGAGAAGAAATCGAACTGAAAGGCCAGTGGGCGTACGTCTATGCAGATAAAAACGACTTCTTCGGATACATCGACAAAGTCGAACCGACGAGAGTTCTACACGTTGAAGATTGCCAGTTGCTGCTTTACAAACTCGATTAAAAAGCCGTTCGGGCGGCTATAAACAGACCTCAGGCCCGAAGCGTGGCGGCACCTGCCGCCGGTGGTAAAAATGAAAGATATGAAAGACATAAAAATTGGCGACCCGGTGAGATTCGGACGCAATACTGGTGAATATCGAGGACAGTTCGATAAACTGAATATCGCAATGGTACTCGTTGGCAATAGGCTGTATTATGTTACATTTGAAAAAATTGAAAAGCTATGAAGACAAGAAAATCCTTCAAGGTGAACAGAGAGGCTGCGATCAAAATCGCAATGAACACAAACGGCATATCACGAGAGATCGCCAAGAAATACACAGACAGCGAGTTGAAAGAGTGCTTGCGACTACTCAAACTAAAAACCAACTTTTAACCTATATAACAATGAAACGAACCGACCTTTCCATCATCATGCGCACGGCGTGGCAGATGTGCCGCGCGACGGGTGTAACCTTTGCTGAGTGTCTGCATAAGGCATGGCAGGTGTTCAAATTGAAGATAAAGATGCGCGCGGGCATCGTGCAGTTCTTCTACCTCAAATCGAGTACGGGTGAATTGCGACAGGCATTCGGTACGCTTAAGGACGACTTATGCCCCGAAACAAAAGGTGACGACCGTAAGCCTAACAAACACCTCGTAACCTATTACGATACGGTTGCCGAGGGCTGGCGGTCATTCAGAATGTTCAACTTTGTAAAAGTTATATAATATATGAAACCAACGATGTACGTAGAAAAACGCAGCGATTTGACATTACTCAAAAAGGCATTCGAATTGACGGACGCGACATGTCACCGCACGCGGCTGAAGTGTGGGTGTAAAGCCTACAAAGGTGCAGACAACAATCGCGACGGCCTATTGATCGTCAAATATGACGCAGTAGTGCTTGAGATTATCCGCTGCAAAGGGTGTGTGAAGAAAAGACCTTAAAAATTGCAGCTCTCAATAAAAAATCGTATTTTTAATAAATAATTCAATAGTAAGATTTGCATAATGTGCCGAACGTGTCCACTTTTGCATCGAACAGATATATGCGGGGTAGTGCAGAGGTTACCACGGCGGGTTAGTGTCCCGCAGGCGCAAGTTCGATTCTTGCCCCCGCTACTAATGAAATTTACGGCTATGAAAATTTTAACGCTTATCATCAAACAAAAATGGTTCGACGCCATTTTGTCGGGTGAAAAAACGGTCGAGACCCGCGAAGTACGCCCGACCAACACGAAATACATTTCATACCGAGACAACAACACAGGCAAAGTCTACAAGAAAGACAGTGACGTGCCCGAATCGGCGTGGGACAGCGAGAAGGGCGTTGATACGGTTATCAACCACTACGATGCCATACAGTTCTGGGTAGGTTACGAAAAGAATCGCCCCGGCGCGCTGGTCGAAGTCAAAGGCGTCGAGCTGGTAGATGTTTGCGACGAAGAGACGAAAGAGCCGATTGTGTACGAGCACAACGGTAACGAATATACCATGACCGAGATCGACTACCACCTCGGCAAGGTAATCGAGAAAATGAATTGTTAAACCCTTAAAATCATTGCTGCACTCGAAGACGAAGACAAAAAACAGCAACTCAGCTTGACGCGCAATACAGCCGTATAACGAGTGAATTGCGACGCCGCACGCCTAATCCTGCTGTAGGATTAAGTAGCCTCGCAAATATGAGTGGCCGAAATGGTGTTATTGCGAATAGGTATGCAAGGGCGACCAGTGCATATACAAGAGCTAGGCAATCTGCCGCCCGAGGCCTTTCCGTAGGTTAAATCATATTGTCAAACTTCTAAAATTCAAGCTGCACTCGAAATTCAGTAAGAAATCGAATCAATCGGACGACAGGCGCTAGCCGTGTTCGTTATCGTGCAGTAGGCGGTCGTGCGACGAATCGTGCCGGTCGTGCACGCGACATTCGCGCCGCCTTTGGCATGGCAACAGGTTAATCATGACCCCGATAGACCATGCAAACGAAGTGATTGCCTCTGTCCGTCAAAAAACGGACAGGGCGATCCTTTTTTATTCATGTGGCAAAGACAGCGAGGTATTGCTCGACCTAATGGCTCCGCACTTCAAAGAGATCGTTTGCGTGTTCATGTATTTCGTCAAGGGCCTCGACCACATTGACAACTATTTGCGAGCAGTCAAAGCTCGTTATGCCAATGTTACCATACTGCAAGTCCCCCATTGGACGTTGACGCGTGTTTTGCGTTGTGGGCTATACTGCATTCCTAACCCCAATGTAAAGCTGTTATCGTTGAAAGACGTTGATGAATCCGTCCGGATGAAGACGGGAATATCTTACTCTTTCTATGGAATGAAGCAGTCGGACGGAATGAATCGCTGTCTTATGTTGCGCGGATACGAGAACGAAGCTATAAGCAATACGAACAAGGTATATCCTCTATCCAAGTGGAAGAAATCGGACGTCATGGCCTACATCAAGGCAAAGAAACTGCCTGAACCCATATCCTACAACAAGAACAAATCGCAAGGTCTGACGTTTTTGCCGGAGGTATTCGATTACCTCCGCCGGCATTATCCGCAAGACCTCGAAAAGATTTACAAAGTATTCCCCTTATCCCGAAATATATTACTGCGATATGACGAAGAGAAAAGAGCAGCAGCCCAAATACAAGCAAAGTGAAACGGTCGTAATCAAGCGATCACAAATCAACTTTGCTCCATACAATCCACGCAAAGAAGACCCTGAAGTCATCAAGAAGCTCAAAAAGAACTTTAAAACTGTCGGCTATCTGGGCGGTATCGTATGGAATCAGTTGTCATCTTATCTGGTTTCAGGGCACAAGCGCGTACAGACGCTTGACATCATCAACAATTACGACGGGACACCTGAAACGGATTATGAGATCAAGGTAGAAGCTGTAGAGTTAGACGACAAGACAGAGCGCGAACAAAATATCTTCATGAACTCGCCCTCCGCAATGGGAGAATTCGACATGGAGAAAATAAAAGTACTTGTACCGGAAATAGACTATAAAGCCGCTGGCCTTTCTGAAGCAGACATGAACATATACGGTATATCCGTCATGCAGGACGAAATAAGTTCAGAACTGTCTGATACGTTAGGTGATTTCGAAGAGATACAACGACCGTTTGAGGAACGCAAGGCCGCGGTAAAGGAGATGAAAGAACAGATTCGTCAACAGGCAGAGCAAAAAGCGGAAGACATCGAATCCTATGTAATGCTCAACTTTAAGTCTTATAGGGCGAAATCATCATTCATGCTTCGGTTCGGGTTCAGGCCAGACGACAAAATAATCCCCGGCGAAATGTTCTCGGATATGGTTGAACGGGTCGAATAACGACAAAAACGACAGTATAAAAAATGGCAATGCCCTCCAAAAAACCGAAATTAGATACCTTTCGCAAGGTTGCAAATGCTTGCGGCGGTATTTTGTCAGACATAGCTGCTAATTTAGGTGTAGAGCGTAGCACAATTTACACATGGTGCAATGATGATGAGCAATTCGCCCAAGCCCTCGAAGATTCCCGTGAACGGTTCGTTGATTTGGCCGAAAGCAACCTGCGTAAATTGGTTGCCGGCGTTCCGGCCATCGAAAAGGACGAGAATGGCGAAAAGAGATTTGCCGGTTGGATCGAACGTCCCTCCGAAACAGCGATCATTTTCACTCTCAAAACACGCGGAAAAAAACGGGGATATGTAGAACGTCAAGAGGTTACAGGAGCAGATGGTGCCGAACTTATTCCACCTCGCACTCTCTCTCCCGAAGAGGCAAGACAATATGGGTTAAAACTTAACGAAGAGTATTAACGCACTACTCCGATTCGCGACATAGACATAGAGCGTACCTTCTGTCTTTCCGGTATGCTGAATTTCACCCGTTACATGTTCAAGCATAAGACGGGGATGCGGTTTATTGTCGGCGATCATCATCGCAAAATATGCGAAGCTCTTGACAAAGTCGTCCGTGGCGAAATAAAGCGTCTTATTATCAATATTGCGCCACGATATGGCAAGACCGAACTTGTCTCTAAGAACTTCATCGCCTACGGGCTGGCGTTAAACCCCCGCAGTAAATTCATACACCTATCATACTCCGATGATCTTGTTCTCGACAACTCGAAAGAGATCAATGAAACGGTACAATCAGACTACTACCAGCGGCTTTTCCCTGAAGTAGTCGTCGAAAGCAAGAATGCTAAAAAGTGGTATACATCCGTCGGAGGCGGACTGTATGCAGTAAGTGCAGCAGGACAGGTTACAGGATTTGGTGCAGGTCAAGTAAATGATCCGTATAGGGAGCGGCGCGAAATGGGTGATTTTATTCCTGCGTGGGAAAGCGATTTTGCGGGAGCTATTGTTATCGACGACCCGATCAAACCGGAAGATGCACTATCCGAAACGATCCGCGAGCGGGTGAACAATCGCTTTGAATCGACTATCCGCAACCGCGTGAACTCGCGCAATACGCCTATCATAATCATTATGCAACGGCTCCATGAGCACGATCTATGCGGCTATCTTCAGGAGATCGAGCCGGAGGAATGGACGGTACTTTCGTTGCCCTGCATCTGGCATGACGAAAACGGACAGGAACAGCCTCTCTGGGAATTTAAGCATACGCTGGAGGAACTGCACAAAATCGAGAGATCGAACTCATTTGTCTTTGAAACGCAATATATGCAGAACCCGAAGCCGCTGGAAGGTTTGATGTATGGAGAGTTTAAGACATACGACATAATTCCATATGCAGCATCTATGAAGCGAAAGAACTACACGGATACCGCTGATACCGGCAGTGACTATCTGTGTTCTATTTGCTATACGGAAACTCCCATCGGCAATTTCGTGACGGACATTTTATATACACAGAAACCGATGGAATATACCGAGCCGGCAACAGCCGAGATGCTGTCCCGAAACAAGACGGAGATCTGCTACGTCGAGAGCAACAATGGCGGCAGGTCTTTCGGGCGCAATGTTGAGGCGCAGTGCCGAATAATCGGTAACAACTTTACATCGTTCAACCCATTTACGCAGACCGCCAACAAAAGGGTGCGTATTTTCACGCGATCGAATGAAGTGCAAAACCTTATTTATTTTCCGACCGGATGGGAGCACAAATGGCCGGAGTTCGCCTCGCATGTCAAATCATACCGTAAGCAGCAGGAGTTCAACAGCCATGACGACGCCGAAGATGCCCTGACCGGAGTAATCGAAAAGCGGGGGTATTTCAACAATGAAGAAGATTTAGACAAAGAGGATTTAGGAATTTGGTAAAAAGTACGGATATGGGATTTATAGACAACCTACTCAATGCGATACGCAATAAATATCTGAATGCAACCGGTGCAGAACGTGATCTGCTTACGCTTATCAAGGACAAAGACATTACACAGGCTCAAACACTTATGCAGAATCGCGATACGGAGGTTTTGCAGGCGATTCAGGAATATAACCCCGAACTCCACCGTATTATGCGAAAGGCCGATAAGATGCGGAAAGGCCAGGAGCCTTATCGTACCGAGAAGTTGCCTCGTGCACGACAGAAGTACATCAATGAGGTGGAACTATTCTTTCTGCTCGGGAATCCGATACGATGGAAGAAGGTGAACAACGAAGGTTCGGACGAGGCTTTCGAAGCATATAATCAATTTTTGCAAGATACACGATTCAACGTTTCCATGCGTAAAGCAAAACGCATTGCGGGAGCAGAAACTGAATGTGCCAAGCTCTACCACATCTATCGGGACGAGAATTTCCAACCGCAGGTAAAAGTTGTGGTAATTTGCAAGTCGAAAGGATACACCCTACGTCCATTATTCGACCTATACGAGAACCTCATTGCATTCGGGTATGGGTACTACCTTAAAGAGGGGACATCAACTATCGAGCATTTCGATATTCAAACACCTGATACGATCTACCGATGCAAACGAGGATCTCTTAATTGGGAGGTTATTGCAACTCCCAATCCAACCGGAAAAATCAATGTTATCTACTACCGACAGGATAAAGCGTGGGGAGGCCTCAACCCCCGCATAGACCGCGAGGAGGATATAGACAGCAAAATATCCGACACAAATAACTATTTCGCAGACCCTATCGCCGCAGCAACGGGCGATGTCGTAGATTTTTTGAAAGGTCGAGCCGACAAGCCCGGGAAAATGATTCGGATGACCGGAGCGGATTCAAAATTCGAGTACATCAATCCACCGACCTCTTCCGAGACGCAGCAACGGGAAAAGGAAGACCTCGCGCAGTCCATCTTGTTCGACACTTTCACGCCCGAGTTTACACCCGAGAAAATGGCTGGGCTGGGAACTTTGTCGGGCGAAGCGATCAAACGCGCGATGGTACTGGGATATATCAAGCGCGAAAATAATAAAGAGATATACGACATAGCCGTAGATAGGGAGAAAAATCTTATTCTCGCTATTATGATGAATGTAACCCATATTCATTTGCGTCCTGATTTGGCTGCGCTCAAAATAGAACACGAATTTGCCGAACCGTTCAATGAAGATGTCACCGCACGTTGGGCGGCTATAGGCCGTGCTGTGCAGGATGGCGTTATGTCGCTGGAAAAGGGCGTTGAACTAATGGGAACGGCCGATGATGTTACCGCTGAAATCGAGCGAATAAAGCAAGCGAAGGCAGAGGCATCTATGAACAATATTATAGAGCCAACATTCTAATTCGAAACGATGCCCGGATTGAATTTGAAAGCCGCCCAATGGGAGCAACAGCACAAAACGCATGTCGAAGAATATCTACGACAGATAGAGGCTTTGTATGATGTGGCCTCGGATGAATTGATTCGACTGGGAATGGGATATAAATATCAACCCAATACGGGGCGATTGTTCGCCTTCTCATCAAACAAAAGCCGTAGTAAACAAGCCGATGCCTCGTTATCTTCATTCCGAAATAAGTTGTCCACTATAATTACAGCGGGGATCACTTCGGAATGGTTTTTTGCCAACGACAAGAACGATTCATGGGTAAAACAACTATTCGACAATCCGAAAAAAGGATGGATGCTTCACAATCTCGGTGCACTTGAGGCATTTCAACGTAGAACAACTTACGGGCATAATTTATCCGAAAGAGTTTGGAGTATCGCCAAGCAGTTCGAACGGCACATAGAATTATCCTTATCTATAGGTATCAGCGAAGGCCGAAGCGCTGCCGATATAAGCCGTGATGTACGCGTCTATCTGAATGAGCCGGACAAACTATTTCGACGTGTCCGAAATGCGTTCGGCAATCTTACCCTGTCGAAAGTGGCGCAGGCTTATCACCCTGGGCAAGGCGTTTACCGGTCATCTTATCAGAATGCTATGCGTATGGCTCGCACCGAAATAAACAGCGCTTATCGTGAAGCCGACAGTATCCGCTGGCAACAACTTGATTTTATTGTCGGATATGAGGTAAAAACATCAAAATCGCACGTACAGTGGCTGGCAAAGTTCTGGTATCCGCGCTTCAAAAAAGGGCGTGCGCCGCTGGAAATATGTGACGCAATGGAGGGAAAATATCCGAAATCTTTCAAATTCATCGGGTGGCACCCGAACTGCAAGTGCTATGCAGTGCCAATTATAGCCAACGAGGGCACGGATAGGGATTTTTGGGAGGAACCGCTGAATGAGGTCAAGGATGTGCCCGACAACTTCAAACGATGGGTCGAGGACAACACCGAAAGAATCGAAAAGGCGAAGAATTTGCCGTATTTCATAGGGGAAAACAAAAAACACTTCAATGATTCGCTGTTCATCAATCGCGATGCCGTATAACTCTTGGCAAAAGCGCAGTACGTAGGGAATAAGTTGCAAGGTGTTGCATAAGGAGTTGAGGCAAAGTATGAGGCATCGTGCACGCCTATAAACTACAAAAGCAAGAATAGCATCGTTCGCAAGGTGAAACAGGAAAGGCAAAATCTATTAACACCAGGTTTCATCGTCCATTTGGCGGACATTCTCTCCGTCACTGTAAGCACTGTTCCAAAATGAAACACCCTTTGTCCGGCGAAATAGTGCGTCGGTTAGGCGTGAGGTTGTTGCTATTCACCACATCCAAGAGGAGAAATGCAGTAAAAACGGAATGACCGACGGAAATAAGATGTGCCCCGCCGATCATTCCAACTAAAATAACACGATATGACAAAGGTACTGCACTGCGGCGCATTATGCAAATAATCGTATTAAAAATTCGTCAGTAATGCAGCATTTTTCTCTCGTTCCTCTCGCTCGAAGCTGGCAAGGTAGTTTTCCGTCGTCTTCAGATCTTGGTGGCCGAGGCTTTCCGATATGTAGGCGATATTCGCCCCGGCACGCTTCAACACCGTAGCGAACGAATGACGCGCCGTATAGGTCGATATGTTCCCAATTTCGAGCTGCTCCCCGATCATCCGCATCCGTTTATTGATTAACCCGGTAGCGGCTATTGTTTTAGCGTGGCTCTGCACCGCATCCTCCGACCCGTCGAGAATTGGGAAAATAAAGTTATTCGGTGCTGGAGTATTACCCCAGCGGTCGATAATAGCTTGCATCTGGGGAACTACCGCGACCCGGATTTCCTTACGGGTCTTAGTCGTGCGCTCGGTCTTTTGACGCACGAAACAGATTTCACCGTCCACAATATCACGATACCGCAATTTCACGAAATCGGCGACGTTGATCCCGTTACACAAGTAGAGGAACAGCCAATAATCCCGGTATTTGGCCGTTGCTTCGTTCCCATCCTCATAGCGGGCGATCTGCCCGATCTGCTCCAGCGTTAAAGCCAATTTACGGCCCTCACCGGCCTGTATTTCATATTTCCCTCGGCCGAACGGGTATTGCGCGGGTTTAATCGCATCGCATCGACAAGCATCGTTCAATATGGCTCGTAAATGGCGCATGTGTATTCCGATCGTTGTACGGCTCTTACCTTCTCCGAGTAGAAAGCGCTCATAACGTCTTACCCAATCCACCGTTATAGATTCAAGAGCAATACGATCCCCGGCAAACCGCTCCAATCCCTGTATAACAACATTATAAACCAGCATTGACCCGATACGATCCTGCTCTTTTAATTCCGCTATTTTAGCCGCAAATGCACGGTTAAGAGTATCAACCCCCGAACGTTTCAATCGCTTGTTGAGGCTATCGAATGAAAAAATACCGTCGCGTGCCAATTCCTCAACAACCCCACGAACAATTTGGTAACTGCTTTCTATATCTTTACGAACGGCCACAAGGGCGCGAACCTTCGTTGCAGTCAGACCTTCCCACTCATCCAAGGTAAGGTCTTTGCCCGTCGGATAATAGCGACGATCCCGGCGATAGGTTACACGAATTTTTACGGGGCACTTTCCGTTCTTTTTCGGATGACTCGTATCTATTATGGGCGCAACTGTTATTCCGTCTTTTGAATAGTTCATTTGATAGGATAATTATTATTTCAACACACAATTTCGACACAAAAATACAAAAACAAACAAAAATAGATAAAAATAAACAAAATAAAATCGCCACATTTGGAAGCTTAAAACATTGATTTTCATATAAAAATTCAAACAACACATAATTATTCAAAAATATAATTATGGGACTGAAAATCCTTGCACCGCCGTGGGCTGAATTATCCTCCGCAGTCGGATAATTTCGGGGTTCTTTAATCGGAGATTAGACTATGAATGAATCATTAAACTAAAAGAATAAGAAGAATGAAAAAGAAGAGCAAGTACGGGAGAAATCCCAAGTTGAACCCGAAGACACACTGCGTGATGGTGCGCTTCGATGATGAGGAATGGAACAAGTTTCTCACGATGTACGAGGAATCAGAGGTGTACGCTAAAGCCGTCTTTCTCAAGGCACACTTCTTCGGGCAGAAGTTCAAGGTACTGAAGGTGGACAAGACGATGGTGGACTACACGACTAAACTGTCGGACTTTCACGCCCAGTTCCGTGCCATTGGTACGAACTACAATCAGGTAGTCAAAGAGCTACGCTGCCATTTTTCGGAGAAGAAGGCGATGGCGTTGCTTTACAAACTGGAGAGTTGTACCATTGATCTTGTGAAGTTGAGCAGGGAGATTGTGGAACTTTCAAGGGAGATGTACGCTAAGTGGGAGCAATCAAAATCCGACTGATATGGCATCAGTAAAGGTCAAGTTCCGTCCATCTACCGTAAACGGTAAGGAGGGCACACTCTACTATCAGGTCATTCACAACCGTGTGGTCAGACAGATAAACACCGAGTATAAACTTTTTGTTTCGGAATGGGACAGCCATTCCGAAACGGTTGTCTTGCATCATCTATTGACAGGACAAGAGAGGAACAACTACCTGCTTTCAATCGGTTCACGCATCAAGTGGGACAAGGACAGGCTGAACAAAATCATACACAAGTTATTTCAATCCGGCACATTCGTAACGGATGATGTAGTCATGCGCTTTCATGAAAACAGGCAAGAATTGTCATTCAACGCTTACATCAGCCAACAGATAGCGAGACTGAAACGCTTGGGCAAAATACGCACCTCAGAGACTTATACAGCTGCACTCAGAAGTTTTAACGGTTTTATAAATGGCAAGGATGTCTTGTTTGACCAGCTTAATGCGGATTTGTTGGCAGAGTACGAGGCTTATTTGAAAGGAAGGGGAAATACGCCCAATACTATATCCTTCTATATGCGTATTCTAAAAGCCGTCTATAACCGTGCGGTGGAAGATGGACTGACCGAGCAACGACATCCGTTCAAGTCCGTTTACACGGGAGTGGAGAAAACAATGAAGCGAGCCTTGTCGCTCAATGACATCAGACGTATCAAAGGACTGGACTTGTCATTGAAGCCCAATCTTGATTATGCCCGTGATATGTTCCTGTTCTGTTTCTACACAAGGGGAATGTCGTTCATCGACATGGCTTATCTGAGAAAGAAGGACTTGCAGAATGGTACTCTTTCCTATCGCAGACGTAAGACAGGACAGCAGTTGTTCATCAGATGGGAAAAGTGTATGCAAGAGATTCTTGACAAATATCCAGTAAACGAAACGGAATACCTCTTGCCCATCATTACAAAACGGGACGAAGATTATCGGAAGCAATACGCCAACGAACTTCACCGTGTGAACCATCTGTTGAAGAAAATTGGAAAGCAGTTGGATTTGCCAATACCATTAACTATGTATGTCGGTCGGCACTCGTGGGCAAGTATCGCCAAGAGCCGTAATGTGCCCATTTCTGTCATAAGCGAGGGAATGGGACATGATTCTGAGAACACTACACAGATTTATCTTGCATCGCTGGATACTACAGTAGTAGATAAAGCCAATAAAAGAATACTGGATTTGCTGTGAAACCATGAATGTTTAGCGAATCCGTCCAACGCTTACCAAGAGAAGAACCTTTTTCCCTTATTTCCATAAGAAGAGACGGGCGTAAACTTGATATAAAATGCCTGTCGAAGTTGATATATTGGAAGATAGCATATTCCAGTTTTCACCAGAATTGCTGAACACCTTGCTCAAAGACCACACCACGAGCAGGGACGAAATGCAACGCAATATCTTCTGGGCTACTTCAGATTATGAACATCTTGGCAAAGAATACCAATACAATTCCCCTATCCTCCCACACCTTATAACAGGAGATAACGGACATATCATCATGCCTCGTGTCCTCAAAAGCCGTGATACCCAATCAACCCGTTCCCGTGATATGGCTGAGGTCTTCACTCCATCATGGATATGCAATGCACAGAACAACCTGATTGATGAAGCATGGTTCGGACGAAAGGATGTTTTCAATACCGAATATGCAGACGAACAGGGACATCATAAATGGAAAACAACGGAAGGCTGTATCATATTCCCGGAGGGCAAAAGTTGGAAGGATTATGTGCGTGATATCCGACTGGAAATCACTTGCGGAGAAGCCCCATATCTGATTAGCCGCTATGATACCACGACAGGAGAGACTATCCCTTTGGAACAGCGTATCGGTTTGCTTGACCGCAAACTAAGGGTGGTAAGCGAGAACACATCCACTTCGGGCGAATGGCTTGAGTGGGCACAAGAAGCCTATAAAAGTACCTACGGTTACGAGTGGCAGGGAGACAATCTACTCATTGCCCGAGAATCTATGCTTGTCTCTTTTGTGGAGTATTTTCAACAGAAATTTGGCAAATGCCCTTTACTGAAATCTATCAACTACATCGCTTACATCATTTCGTGGAACGTATGGCAGATGGACGGATTAAGAGGTGTCATTCCAAATAGTTGCGGAGAACGTAGGGAAGTTGTAGCCGACTTGTTCGGGACTACCGAAGTGGTCACCCAATGTGAAGGATGTCTGAAAGATGACATCCGCAGGCACAATGGGGTCTATTGCCAAATCAAGGATTGGCATGCTACCGACAAGGCAACAGGCAAAAAGGGAAAACGAATCCGATTTATAGACCTAATAAAATAGTGCGGTATGAAATTCACATCTTCACTAAAGTTAAAACTGATATATGTGTTCCGTATCAACGATGCTGCGCACAAGGGATGTCTGAAAGTGGGCGAAGCCACTTGTGACAATGACAATGTTTTCGGTCTTGCTCCCAACAGCAAGGCTCTCAACGAGTCTGCCAAGAAACGTATCAATCAATATACGCAAACGGCAGGTATAGCATACGACCTCTTATATACGGAACTTACGATATACAACAGCAAGTATGGTTTGTGTTCTTTCAATGACAAGGAAGTGCATAGCGTGCTGGAGCGTTCAGGTATCAAGAAAAAGATATTTGATACCGAGAACAAAGCCAACGAGTGGTTTATTACCGATCTTGAAACAGTTAAACGGGCAATAATCGCCGTAAAAGAGGGGCGTGAATCATTATCTTCTGCTGAGGTTTCACACGACAAAAGTCCTATTGTATTCCGACCGGAACAGCGTGAAGCTATTGAAAAGACTAAAAAGCAGTTCAAGAAAGGAAACCAGATGCTGTGGAACGCCAAGATGCGATTTGGTAAGACGCTGTCCGCATTACAGGAGGTAAAAGATATGGATTTCAGCCGAACCTTGATTCTCACCCACCGTCCGGTAGTTGATAGCGGTTGGTTTGAGGACTTTGGCAAGATATTCTATGATAGGCGGGATTTTGCATACGGCTCAAAGAATAACGGTGATAGTCATACTTCGCTGGAAACAAGAGCAAAACAAGGACAATGCAAATATGTTTACTTTGCTTCCATGCAAGACTTGCGTGGTTCTGAACTTGTAGGCGGCAACTTTGATAAGAACAATGAAGTGTTCGCCACCGCATGGGACTGTATCATCGTGGACGAGGCGCACGAAGGCACACAGACAGATTTGGGTAAGGCTGTAATGCAGGAACTTACGAAGGACAAGACCAAGATTCTGCGTCTTTCCGGCACTCCATTCAATTTGTTGGACGATTTCAAGGAGGATGAGATATATACTTGGGACTATGTAATGGAACAGCGTGCCAAAGCGTCTTGGGATGAGCTGCACTTTGGCGACCCGAATCCATACGCATCACTGCCAACCATGAACATTTACACCTATGACCTCGGACGATTACTCAATGAGTTCGTGGACGAAGATGTGGCATTCAACTTCCGTGAGTTCTTCCGTGTAAATGACAATGGAACTTTCGTTCATGACAAGGATGTAAGTGCTTTCTTGAATCTTATAACCAAAGAGGACCGGGAGAGTTGCTATCCGTTTGCCAATGAGGAATACCGCAATATATTCCGTCATACCCTGTGGATGCTGCCTGGAGTGAAGGAGGCACGGGCGATGAGTGCCATGTTGCAGACACATTCGGTATTCCAACATTTCAAGGTTGTGAATGTTGCAGGCAATGGAGATGAGGATGAAGAAAGCAAGGATGCACTTGTGGCGGTAGAAGAAGCCATTGGCAAAGACCCTGATGCCACCCGTACCATTACCTTGTCTTGTGGCAGACTGACAACGGGTGTCAGTGTGAAGGCTTGGACAGCTGTGTTTATGCTGTCAGGCTCGTATAACACGGCTGCCTCCAGTTATATGCAGACTATCTTCCGTGTGCAGACTCCTGCCGCTATCAACGGAAAGGTTAAAGAGCAATGCTATGTCTTTGACTTCGCACCGGACAGAACATTGAAAGTGATAGCAGAAACAGCCAAGATTTCATCCAAGACAGGAAAGACCAGTGGCAACGACCGTAAGATTATGGGCGAGTTCCTGAATTTCTGCCCGATAATATCCATCGAGGGTTCCAAGATGAATCAGTTTGATGTGCCAAGGATGTTGGAACAACTCAAAAAGGTCTATGTGGAACGTGTCGTGCGCAATGGCTTTGAGGACAGAAGTCTGTATAATGATGAGTTAATGAAACTCAATGATTTGGAGTTGCAAGAGTTCGATGACCTCAAAAAGATTATCGGTCAGACAAAAGCCATGCCCAAGACGAATCAAGTGGACATCAACAATCAGGGGCTGACTGATGAGCAATACGAGGAACTTGAAAGTCTTGAAAAGAAATCCAAGAAGAAAGGTAAGGACAAACAGCCTTTGACAGAGGAGGAGAAACAACGACTGGAAGAACTGAAGAAGAAAAAGAACAATCGGGAAGCCGCTATTTCCATTCTTCGGGGTATATCCATCCGTATGCCTTTGCTGATTTATGGAGCAGAGTTGAAAGACGAGTCTCAAGAAATCACCATTGACAACTTCGCTTCGCTCATCGACCCTCAATCGTGGGAAGAATTTATGCCTAAGGGTGTTACCAAACAGAAATTCAACAACATCAAGAAATACTATGACCCGGAGATATTCTGTGCAGCCGGAAAGCGTATCCGGGCTATGGCTCGTGCTGCCGACAAACTCAGCGTGGAGGAACGCATCGAGCGCATAACGGATATTTTCAGTACATTCCGTAATCCGGATAAGGAAACGGTGCTTACTCCTTGGCGTGTGGTGAATATGCACCTTGGCGACTGTTTGGGTGGATATAACTTCTTTGAACAAGGGTATGAAACCACACTGTCCGAACCTCGTTTCATTGACAAGGGTGAAGTGACCGCCAATGTATTTGCCGAGGATTCTCGTATTCTTGAAATCAACTCAAAATCGGGATTATATCCCCTCTATATGGCATACAGCATTTACCGTACACGAGTAAAGAACTCTTTATTTTCGGTGTCAAGTATCGAAGACGAACAACAAATCTGGGACAAGGTTGTCGCAGAAAACATCTTTGTCATCTGCAAAACTCCCATGGCAAAGAGCATCACCAAACGAACCTTGATAGGCTTCCGCAAGGCTAAGGTAAACACCAGATACTTTGAGGATTTAATCAATCAAATTAAAAACAAACCTGAACACTTTATCAAGCAGGTTGATAAATTCGTTTCAGAAAGAACAGGAATAAAGAATATGAAATTCAATGCGATAGTGGGAAATCCACCGTATCAAGTTATGGATGGAGACGCACAAGCAAGTTCTGTGCCAGTTTATCAGTATTTTGTTTCTATAGCTAAAAAAGTTCAACCCAATTTTATTTCAATGATTATGCCTGCTCGTTGGTATGCAGGAGGACGAGGGCTTGATGACTTTCGTGCAGATATGCTATCAGACAAAACTATTCGCAGCTTGCACGATTATCCGAAAGCATCAGACCTTTTCAGTAATGTGGGATCAAAGGTGGATTATGCTATTTCCTAATGGACGCAAAATATGATAACATAAAAACCGCACCTACCATAATTTCTCATACAGAAACTGGCGTATATGCTTCTCAAAGAAGCCTTGCTCAGAATACCTCTGATATTTTTATCCGAGATGGTAGAAGTATTTCAATCATCACCAAAGTAACGGAACAGAGTAGTGAATACATCCAATCATTTGTATCACCATTGAGACCATTTGGCTTGCGTGGTTATTTCGTGAGCGATCCCAATTTTCATGAAACATCTGATGGGCTGACAACTCCTGTTGTCTGTATTGGTAAAGGTCTCAAAAAAGGGTATGTGGAACGTAATCTTGTTCCTTTGCACACTAACTGGATTGATAGATTCAAAGTAATCATTCCTCGAGCAAACAACATTGGCACAGAGGCTAATGATGACAATCTTAATGCGTTTGTTGGAAAGCCTAACGAAATTTGTACAGAATCTTACCTTTGCATATTCGCAGATTCCAATGTTTCGTATGATGAGTGCGTAAATATTTGCCTATATCTCAAATCTCGCTTTGCGAGGTTCATGCACTGTCAAGCGAAGTCAAGTCAAGATGCTACGGCCAAAACATTCCGTTTTGTCCCGACGCAGGACTTCTCGAAGGAAAGCGATATTGATTGGTCGCTTTCATCTGTTCAAATTGACAAACAACTGTATGTCAAATACAATCTTACAGACGAAGAAATCTCATTTATTGAATCAATGATAAAACCGATGTAAGCATAAACGAGGGCAAGTTATACTCTTGCCCTCGTTTTAACTCACTTTTCTTTTCGCACACCTTTAAACGGTGTACCATCTTGTTTGACATCCATAAAACGCCCAGTATCTTTATCCCTTTTTACCCATTGTTCAGTTTTGGGATTATAAACCTGTGAACGATTTCTTACTGCACCATTGCGATGTCCGTCTCCTGACGGTGGATTTGTTGCCATAATCTTCTTTTTAGGTCAATCTCGAATTATGCAGCCGAGAATGCACTGCTTAATATTATGAGTTATTTCCGTATATATGAACTAAGATCTTCTCCACTATAAGGATATGACTCTGTGAAGACTCTCATCTGTCCTTCAATACCATAAGGCATAATATATGGATAGAGAAGTAAATACTCCCGTTGAGGACTTGCATGTTGCGCATCTTTTGTAACAGGCATGATCATACATTTACCAGTATGTCCATCCACGACACCTAATTCCCATGGCATCCAATTACTTCTTCCAGCTTCTGGTGATTGAGCATAAATTAAAGATTTACTGCTCATTAATCTTTTCTGCAACCTTTTTGCTGTATCTTTATTTGTTTCATTCCTTTTCAAGTCAACATCAACAATGCAGTCAAGATATACTTGTAACCCCATTTTCGACAAAGTGTAATATATACCTTTTACAACATTCAAATCAGAAATATTGTATGAAAGGAATATATCAAACTGTTTATATAGAGATGCTCCTTGAAGATTATCGCTATATGTACGTTGCTCGTAAAGGGGAGTGCTATATGCTATGTTACGAAAATACGCCTCGCTAAAATACTTCATATTAGATTCTTCCTTCATTTACTAATCGCCAATAATACTTTCCCAACTCTGTCAACTGACATCCGGTACTATGAACTCCTCATTTATAGGTTTTACAAACCCTATACTCTGCAACTTTTGAAGTAATTTGAATTTTCTAACGTTGTTCGCATCTGCATAAGGGAGAATATATTCATGATTTACAGATGGGTCGTTCGTATCCTCAAAAGATGGGTCTAGAGCTAAATCGTTATTGGGATTTGTAAACAGGTTTGTTAATTCGCGAATAATTGACAATGATACCTGTGGCGTAACTGTACGTAATGGAGCAAATTCCGTAACATTAGTCTTGAATACAGGTCTTTGATCCCAAGGTCCAAAAGAGCGATCGATATATGCATATACACCGCCAATAGTAATGTTACCGCAATAATCCGATGCTCCGCCATTTAGCGCAGTACATAATAATTCTGTAAAAAGACCATGACCACCAGCTTCCATAGCAACTTCGTCTTCACGACAAGCTGTTAAGACTGAAACTCCTGTATTTAAAATGCTACCTACATCCTGAAGTTCGTATTTCCCGATATTGCCTGAGTGACAACAATCCAAAATGATAATCTTGTTGCGAACCTTGGAAGTGTTAACAATACTCATTATTGTTGACATCTGTATCCCCGTATAATATTGACCAGGGGTAGCTATATCTTGAGGCATAACAATTTCTGCACCAGTGCTATTCATATAGCCATGCCCAGAAAAATAAAAGAGAGCAGTATCATCATTTCCTGCAAAAAGTTTACGAATAGCATCCATCACTTCTCCTGAAGTCTGTACATTTGGCATCATTTTTACGCCAAAGTTAGGAGATCCGTCACCATGTCGTTCAATTGCAGCTTTAACGCTATTGATGTCCTCAATACACCCTGTCAATTCATTTCCTTCGGGATAATCATTAATCCCAATCAACAATGCCTTTTTCATGTAACAAATAGTTATAGTGATTGATAAATGGCGTAGTTACGGACAGCATTGGCAACAGATTTTGCATTCCAGCCAACGATAACATCTGCTGCATTTTTTACGATAGAGGATGTGCGTTCTGCTCCCCATGGCTGAACAGCAATGATAGGTTTGTTGTACTTCTTTGCCATTTCAATCTCTTTATTAATCCATTTGCTATAAGTGGCATAAACTCCTGCAAGAATGATAATGCAACTGCACCCCTTTACCTTTGCCTCTATTGCATCAGATAATTGTTTGTCTGTGCCATTTGTGTGAATAGGATCATTTTTAGGAACTGAATGGTTGTAAAAGACGATACCTTCCTGACGCAAGAATGATTCAATTTTGTCATAATCTGAAGAATATGCCCACGAGTGTGATATAAATATTCTATACATATCAATTAGCGCGAATTCTCTGGTCCTTCGCCAGGGTCTTAATTTCGAATTCACACAGCAAAGATATGGACTTTTTCTCTTACAAACAAACAACATGTGAAAAATTCACATTTACAATATAGATATTTGGCATTTATTGGCATATACATTTGTTTTGCTGAGAAAAAATCTCTAAATTTGCACCGATTTATTATATAATCAATGAGATAGTAT